GATGCGGTATGAGACCCACGAACACGGATCTCAGCCGAGGGGCGTCGTTACGCCCTTGGATCCTGTGGAGCGCTATACAAACTCAAGTAGCCAGAGGGCGAACGAGGGCGCGACGAAGCAGGCAGTTTAGCTTTGGGTCTAAACATAACGTGTGCGACACGATCATCGAGAAACTCTCTGAAATCATCTAAGGAGGCAGCCAATGGAAATCAAGATCAAGTACCACAATACTGAAATGACCAGAATCGAGAAGATCAACCAGGGCGACTGGATCGACCTTCGTGCCGCCGAGGACGCGGAAATGAAGGCGGGTGAGTTCCGGATCATCTCACTGGGCGTGAGCATGAAACTGCCCGAGGGGTACGAGGCGAATATTGTGCCGCGCAGCTCCACCTTCAAAAAGTGGGGCATCCTGCAGGTCAACTCGATGGGCGTAATCGACAACAGCTACTGCGGCGACAACGACGTGTGGGGCTTCCCCGCGCTGGCCATGCGCGACACAGTCATTCGAAAGGGTGACCGCATCTGCCAGTTCCGTATTCAGAAGGTCATGGAGCCGGTGGAGTTTGTCGAGGTGGATCAGCTGGACGCGCCCGACCGGGGCGGCTTCGGCAGCACAGGAATGGCGTAAATTTTTGATCCAAATGAATCAAATTTTATTCCAAATGCGTAAGATTTTATTGACTCGCCACACGTGATGTAGTATAATAAACACGTGGAAACCGAAGCGGTTGCCACAGGGACAATTACATAAGCATTGAGGCCGTTAGCCTCAAACCCGAGTAAGCCGCCTGGGCTAGAGGCGGCTTACTTTCTGCTTATCTTTGATTTGACGAACCTGAACGCTTTAACAGCGTAATCTATGATCGCACAAATACTCGCTAACACAGAAAATAATTCCATTCAACCACCTCCTCATAGGATTGCTCTTACGAGGAGCGTTGGTGTTTCACCTCCGTTCACTCTGTAAGAGATTGGGAGGCAACCGCCTTTTTTACCGTATCCGTTAAGCAGGAAGAAAGGGAAAGAAGTCCTTAACTTGACGGCGATTTCCACGCTTATGCTGATTATATCACACCCGTTTCAATTATGCAATATATAAATTCCGATGGAGGTAGAAATGAATAACAATCTCACCGAACTCGTCTGCATTATCGACGAATCCGGCTCCATGGACCCTCTTCGTCGAAGCACGATCAACAACTACAATTCGTTTATCGCCGAACAGAAGACAGTTCCCGGCGAATGTTACCTGACCACTATCCTGTTCGACAGCAGCTATTCGTATCTCTGCGATCATATACCCATTCAGTCTGTAGAACCACTTACCGATCGACAGTATGTCCCGACAGGTATGACCGCCCTGATGGATACAGTGGGCGCAGCGATTGACAGCGTTGGCGCAAGGCTCGCTCATACCCCTGAGGAGGAACGCCCCGGCAAGGTTCTGTTCTGTATCATCACGGACGGATGCGAGAACGCCAGTAAGGAATACACTTTGGAAAGCGTTCGCCAGAAGATCAGGCATCAGCGCGAGAAATACTCCTGGGAGTTTCTGTTCCTCGGCGCAAATATCGACGCGGAGGAAACCGGTACCTCTCTAGGCATAGACAGGAACATGACTGTCCAGTATGCCGCGACCGCTGACGGGCTGAAGTCCGCCTATAACTGCATGACAGTCGCTACAACCTCTCTGCGAACAACTGGAAATATCGACTCTTCCGTTCTCACTATCTGACCACGGCAAGGAGGATTTATGAAGCGTATCAATCTATCCATCGACCTCGAAGACAATGAGCTTTTCGAAAAGAGTGCCTTACAGACGGTACGCGACTACGCCCGTCAGGTTGCCCGAGAGGAATTTGACAAGCACCTTCGCGCCGAAATCCAACGCCTGATCGACGTTAAACTGGACGACATGTGCCACGGGCATTATGGTTTCCCGTCGCAGGTTCAGGAGGCGGCGGCCAAGACCATGAAGGAGCTGGTTCGCGATCCTGAATTCTCTACCGCCGCTTTGAAGGAAGCGTTCGATGAACGGTGCGACCAACTCTTCCACGCTATCGAGCAGAAAATGGAAAGTCTGGATGAGGATGTCTCGTCGCGCATTGACGCAAAGCTGAATCAGAACATGGACGATCTGATTCGGGATTCGCTCAATCGGATTATTCGCCAGAGCGTTGTCAGGTGACGCGAGAAAACAAGCGCGCACAGCATGAAAGCTGTGCGCGCTATCTTTATACTGCGAGGTAATTGCTTATGAAAGAAGTGCCTATTTGGGAGAAAACGAACCTTACCTTAGAAGAAGCCGCTGCCTATTCGGGTATCGGCATCAATAAATTGAGAGAACTCACGAATGACGAAGACTGTAAATTCGTGCTCTGGGTCGGGAACAAGCGCCTTATCAAGCGTCGCCTCTTCGACCAGTTTATCGAGCAAAGTTATTCTGTTTAATGTTCGGAAATCTAATGCAAAACCAGCCGCGATGTGGTATAATGGACTTGCCATATCGAGGCTCTTTTCATCCTTGAAAGGAGGATCGACTATGTCCGAGAAACGCAAGGACAGCAAAGGACGCATTTTACGGACTGGAGAGAACCAGAGAAAAGACGGTATTTACCAGTACCGTTACACCGATACCCGAGGAAAGCGCCAGACGGTGTATTCCTCCGACCTGAAGGAGTTGAGAGAAAAAGAGAAGGCGATTCAGCGAGATCTTGACGATCACATCGACTATGCCGCGGGAGAAATCACCCTCGCCCAGTTAGTGGAACGGTACCTGAGCCTCAAACAGAACCTGCGTTTTCATACCCGCTCGGAATACAAAAGCTTGTTGAATTTTATAAAGAATGAGGATTTCTGTCAACACCGCATTCGTGAAATCAGAGCATCTGATATGAAAGCGTGGGTCATTGAGATTCATGAGCAAGGCAAGTCCTATGGAACCATACAAACCATCCGTTCCATTGTGAATCCCGCCCTGAACATGGCTTGCAGTGAAGACGCGATCCGAAAAAACCCGTTTGACTTCAAACTGAGCGAGGTAATTGAACACGACGCTAAAGCAAGAGTTTCACTTACTCCTGCACAGCAAAAAGCATGGTTGGACTTCGTTCTAAACGATAAGATCTACAGCAAGTATTACGACGAGTTCATCGTATTGCTTGGGACAGGCTTGCGAGTTAGCGAATTCTGCGGGCTTACTAAAGACGACCTGGATTTTCAAAATCGCAGGATATGCGTCGAGCACCAGATTATTCGGGAAACTAACGGCGTATATCGCGCGGCAAGGCCAAAGTCAAAAAGTGGTTATCGTTTTATCCCGATGTCCGATCAGGTTGCTCAGAGTTTGCGAAATATTATGGCGAGAAGCAGGCCTAAAATCGAACCGATCGTTGACGGACGCAGCGGATTCCTCCTAGTCACTTCAAATGGGACGCCTAAAGTTGCAACACGCGTGCAACATGTAATGCACCAAATAATGAGGAAATATCTGGCAGCCCATCCCGGAGAATCCTTCCCGTGTGTCACGCCGCACGTGCTACGTCACACGTTTTGCACAAATATGGTAAACGCGGGGATGAACGCCAAGAGCCTCCAATATATCATGGGGCACTCAAAGGTCTCCGTAACGCTAGACATTTATGCACATGTGGATTATGAAAACGTTGCTGAGCAAATGCTGAGGATCACCGGAAGTACACCAACCACTACACCAGATACTACACCACTAGCATTTTCGGATATGTAGTGTTATGGAAGGCCTATGTACACCCGTCACAATTTGTCATTCACAAAGTTGACACATAATGATAGATTCGTAGGCTTATAAAGGGTCGTGTTGACAACAGTGAAGTCTAGAGGTATAATTGTTTTTTATACGCTACTCTGCTCCAATAAGCAAGAAAAATGCCGATAATTCAGGCATTCTTCTCGCACACCTCGTCTCCTACTACACCACTACTACACCATTTAAGAAAGGGCTTCGATATGGCAAACGAACGCCTGGAACGGGCAAATGAGTAAGGGCACATCTGATTTACAGATGTGCCCTTATTTTTTTACCTCCCTGCTTGGACTCATTCCTTCTTCGCCACTGTCGTAGCGAAAAAGAATCCGAGCGACGTGGTAATCACATACTTGACGATTTCAAAGAGGCTCTTGACCGTCTGAGAATCCTCCATAATATCTCGTTCCATGAGCGCATCTACGCCGCTAATCGCTGCCAATATCGCGATGCATGCACATGTCAGCCAGAATGCACGATTGTCCTTCTCCCCGATTTCCCTTGTCTTCTTGCCGTAATCGGATGATACTTTCCGACCACCCTCAAAGGGGACTTCCTCTTCCGTTTCCGGAGATTCAACATCAACAGGGAGAGTCTTCTCTTGTCTGTCGGTCATTTCTATGCCTCATTTCAGCAAATATGTCTTCGTCATTCAAGAAAGTTCTTCGTTTGCTTGCGGCAATATACCATGCGCTCCGTTTCTGATGAGTCAACTTGGAAAGTTCGATTCCGCTTTGGTCGCTGTAACTGTCCCATACCTTATCGAAGCACGCCCTGAACCGGCGATCGCTGTCCAGGTCTACAACCTGATAAAGACCATTGGCGTCAGGCATATACTTCTTAATTCGACCTGCGCCAAATTGTTTAAACGCCTGATAGACGTCATCGAGAACCGGGCCGTACTTCCATACCTCAAAACGCTCCGCAAAAAGTGCTTTCCCTTCGCGGTAGAGAAATTCGCCGTATAGGAAGTAAATCAGTTTTTGCAGTTTCATCGGGGATATGGGCATATCTTCGCCCTTTGCTCTGTAAAGGATGGTATTTGCGATGTGAGCAAGCTGATACATACTATCGCCTCCTTACCTCTCGCATACACTATTGTTTACCTTCGACATTCTATTGAAAACTCCTGTGTGTCAAACAAATTTAATGAATTGTGTTCAGCCTAATGCCTCTTCATCCGCCTTCCCGCACTCAATCTTATTCCCGTCCTCGTCGATCCCGTACTTGTTCCGGCTGTTCTTCTCTCCGAAGCTCTTCGCCTCGTAGCCCACGGCGATGGCAACGCATGTCGTCACCACCGCCACCGTCACATCCTGACACCCATCGTGATCGAAAAGCGAGAGTACATAGCTCAGGAGCACGCACAGTGTCGTCATTGCCAATGCCCAGACAACCAGCTTCTTCGAAAACTCCGTCTTGCGCTTTTTCTTGCCTGTTTTCCTGACCTGCTGCGCCATCACTCGGTCACCTCAATCGTAGAAAGAACCCCGTCGTCATCCACCGTGATCCTGAACCTCTTCGAGCTGCCTTCGGTAGAAGACTTCACGATGAGCGCTTCAGCCTTACTCGCCTCCAGCTCTTCCAGTACGCGCTTCACCCAGTCCGCGCCGGCCGGCGCTTCCTCTGTGGGCGGCGTAATGCTCTCGTTGACATGAAAGTTCGCTACAACGGACTTGGCCACCTTGCCATCCACGAGCGCACGGATCTCCATCTTGCCATTGCCCGCGTCGTGCGTATCGGTCGCCGTCACAGGCCAGATAAGAATCCCGTCCTGAACCTGTGTATTCGCCAGATAAGGTGTCTCATCGTTATGCCGTTTCAAAAGAAGTACGACTTCCGCATCCGGCCAACGATCGGTAAAGCACCTGACGTCGATCATTATGATGTTCATCAGGTGCTCACCCTGCTGCCCGGCTACGATCGTCTTCAGATTTGACGCATCGTAAACCATAGTGCCTCCTTACTTCAGACCCAGTCTGGACAACGCAAACGTCACCGCCGCCGTAATGAGCGCGGTTATCACAACTGTTATCGCGCCTTCCCATCGTTTGCCGGGACGGTTGCGGATCTCTTCCACATCGTCCGCCAGATCATCTACTTTCTCTTCAGTTGACTTCTGCGCAGACGTAAGTCGCTCCAAAGTAATCGCCAGTTTGTGGACGCTCTCGGTCAGTTCCTTCTGCTCATCCAGCCGTTTATAGATTCCTTTGATCTGTTCCTCCATCCTCGCCTGCTTCTCCAGCATGACCTCGTGCAGTTCGTTCTCCATGATCAACTCCTCCTCTGTCATCTTTTTTTCGTTCACCGGTCTTTCCGCAGTGCATTCTGGATAAACCTGGCCAGAGTGAGAAGCAGTTCGATAATCGCCTGGAACAGACCGCCCTTCTCCGGCTTTTCTTCAGACCCGCAAAGTACCCTGTAGTCTGCTTCGCTGAATTCGCCGCTCTCTTCCAGACCAGACCGCTTCTGCCATGCCTTGAGCGCTTTCTCCGTCTCGCCGCCAAACTCCGCATCTGCGCCATACTTGGGCAGCTTAAATCCCAGTTCGACGAGCTTTTCCTGAAGCTCCTTCACGTCACTACCCTCATCACCAGTCTTCAGCACACGGTCGCCCAGTTTGAGTTCGCCACATTCCTCCGTAAAATACTCAAGCGGTTTGGTCCCAGTCAACTGACTGAGATCCACGTTCCCGTCAATGCCATCTACGCGGCCGCGACTGGTATACTGCCACAGGTCGTGCGGATACGGCGGCTTACTTTCGTCTCCGGGAACCTCGCCATTGTTGGCGCCCCAGTGAGGAATCCACATGATGTCGCACATCTCAATCGCTTTGCCTGCGTACTTGTACTTGCGATTGATGTACAGTCCGACCTTCTTGCAGCCCAATTTGCGCAGTTCGTTGAGGAAGGCAACGCACACCGGCTCAGTTGTGGTCTCCGTCTGGTTTTCGTGTTCGATATCTGCAATATAGAAGTTGGGGCGTCTCTTTGCTTTCCTGGTTTCCGCAATAAAAAAGCGCGCCTCTTCACGCGCACGGGTCGCAGTGCCTGCAATCACATAATGATACGCACCGTAGGGGATTTCGCATTTGGAAGTGTTTTCAACATACCTACCGTCCTCCCCAAGCCCGCAGCTCGCGCGGAAGATCACGAAGTCCAGTTCCTTTCGCGCTTTCTCCCAATCGATGTCGCCCTGATACTTACTGACGTCCGCAATCTTTCCCATGTTTACGCCTCCTTCTCGATCCAGCCGTAAACGCCAGGTTCCCACACGTTATTATCAACCGTCGACTCCCAGATCTTGCCGTTGCGTTTTACAACAGCGCCCTTGGCGAAGGGGTTACTGCCGTCCGGCTGCACCCACTCAGGAATCTCGTCCGTACCCGGATTTTCCTCCGAGCCGCCCGTTTCAGTCGAACCGCCGCTCTCCCCTCCTTCTTCGTGTTTCTTCCAGGCGTTGGGCAGCACGCTCGGCGCATGAACTACGTTGTCCTGGAGACACTCGAATATCCCGCCGTTTTCCGTACTGTAATGCCCAGTCATATACGGGTTGTAGCCTTCCGAAACAAACGGGCGCGCCGTCTCGGGAGACGTGCCGTGACAGTGCGCCCAGATCGTGGGTGACTCGCTCGGCTTATGTACCTGGCCACTGGTCGGGCCGTTGTCGTGCATCGCCCAATACGGCACGTTGTCCACCGGGTCAACAACCAGCGCGCCACGCAGATAGTCCGCATCCTCTTTCCAATAGCGAATTGCTTCCGCGACAGCGTTAACCTTTACGGCCTTCGCGTTGAACGTCGCTTCGTCAGTCATGCCGAACTCGTCGATCATACCATCCAGAATCGCCCTGATTTTAAGCAGTCTCTGTCTCTGTTCGTTTGTCATCTTCAACCACCTCCTGCGTGTCGATGCCAGTTAGAATATTCAGTGCCGCTTGCGTGCCTTCAGCCGCAATTGCGGGCTGAGCCTCTTCAAGAGCAATGATTTGACGCGTTTGAATAGAATATGTGTTATAGTCTTCTTGCGCGACAGGCTGCAAAATCATCTGCTCGCCGCCCGCATTACGCGTCCAGCCGTTAGCCGTGCGTAGGTCACCTGCCTGAAGACCGTAGTATTTACCGTTTACAATTTCACACCCGAGAGCCTTTTCCATTTCTGGGATTTGTGCTTCGCGGATGACGATGAGATTCTGGACAATATTGTCCTTTACAACTGCTCCGATCATATAATCCTTTTACCTCCTTTTAAGTTGTCGTGATGGGTGGGATAGCGATATATACGACGCCTTGATAGCCCGCGCCGCCAGAGCCGAACTGATTACGCCAAGACGTTGATGTGCTCACGGAAGCACCACCACCAGCCGAGCCAAAAAACGTAGCACTCATCCCGTTTGATGAAGCACCAACACTGCTCATATATACGCCTCCTGCTCCACCACCTTTTTCGCCGCCGCTTGCCTGAGTACTACTACTACTTTTACTGCCATTTCCACCATTCGTGCCGCCGTCACACATCCCTAGCCTGGTCCACCCGATTATTGAGCCGCTTCCGCCTCCAGCACCATGCGCGAAAAGATTAGTCATGCCAAACGGGTATGTCGATACACCATCGCCAACGCCGCCGTTGATCTTCACATACTTACTTTCGGCACTAGACGACCAAGCATACCCGCCACCAGACCCACCAGATTCGAGCGTTCCTCCGTTCGCGGTTTGGGTCGTTGTACCCTTTACTATCTTCGTCTTGCCACCAGCACTATATGTATTTGGTTGATGCGTACCGATTATTTCAGGTATTGCCCCACCCGCCCCGATAGTAATTGTCCGTGTTCCTGGTTCTATAGTTTCGCTTGCGACATGTCCACCACATCCACCACGGCCTGTTCCATAGCCAGCAGAGTTGGTATACCACGAATTTTCACCAGACGCACCCCCTCCGCACATCCAATATCCAGCTTCTTTAGTAAGCTTTAATTCTCCGCTTGTAGTCAGCGTATAAATCTTATGAGCTACACCGCTACTATCAGTATAATCCTGCTCTGTATACTCACCAGTATAGCTAAATGGTTTATTCTCTCCAAAGAACAGCCTCGCCTTTCCATCCGGCCCGCCAACATATCCCTTGACAATTTTCTTATCTACGAGCTTCGTTTCTGTTCCCGTTTGAACCTTATTAGTGGTTGTCTTTTGATATGGGTCGCAAGTGAGTTTGAAATAAGTGGAACTCTCGTTTGTCGCATGGTTCGAACTGTCCTTTACATACTTCAGCACAATGGTCTGCCCCTTAGCCAAGGAACCGTTCCATCTTTGCGTCAGCGTAGAGCTTGTACCACTAACTGCGTCAAGTACAGTCGTACCCGCAACGATAAGAGTGATTTTGTCCCAATTGCTTTCTGTGTAGTACAGACTACTAATCGCCACGTTTGTCAGATCGCGTTGCGCCGTGAAGGTTGTCATCGAAGTAGAGCTGTTGATGCCGTAATTGCCGAATGTGAGTTTCAAGCCACCGCCAGATTGTGCGGCCCATTTTAAGCCAGTCGCATTTGTGCCGGTTGTGCCAGTGTTGTCTCCGGAGAAGAAATCGGTGAACGTGGCTAACGAGAGTGCGATGTCTTCAGTTGTAGTGGTTTCAGTATAGACAGGGACGGTCGCGGTGACACCTGCATAGATAGATGAAACGGGTTTGTTCACGCCGCGAGTTTTCTGGACGGGGACGGTTTCGGTGATGGTAATGGGGTCGGAGGAAAGATGACATTCATAGCCTGAGCTAATTACAACTTGGCCAGAAGGCAAAGAACCGCTACGCGAAACAATCGTATAAGTCAACATATCATTTGCTTTTACATTTCCTACGTCACATACATAGTTAGCATCAATATCATCTGTCCCAGTTTTTTCACAAACAACCGTATCATTAAGAGTTATTTTAATGTGATCTGTTACCCCTTCACCTAACGCTTGCATCCAAGTCAATTTACATTTTACATTAGCAAAATCTTTATTAAAAGTAATCGTATTGGATGCGGTTGATGAAGCGGTAAGGGTGGTAAATATTATTCCATCTAATTTTATAGAATATATATATTTATTTCCCCAGACAGTACTTCCAACAGTATTTATACGGACGGTACTATTACTATTGTTATTGTCATTCTCATAATAGCACATTTCATCTATATAATCAACCGAAGAAAAATTGTCCAGCGACACTTCCACACTTCTCGTCTCATTCTCTGTATACGTCTCCGTACCACCGACCCACACTGAGGATGAGCCACCACTCGTTCCTCCTCCACTAGAACCACTCCACTCAAACGTATAGCATCCATCGCTATCCGCACTATCGCTGACGTTAAGCGTGTTGGATAGGTTTAATGCAGGACGGATACCATACTGACCACTATAAGCATAGCCAGATGAAGTGCCGCCAGAGGACATAATCAGCCTCGCATAATGAGTTTGAGTAGCATAAGACGTTCGCAGCCACCATTGCCAGTTTGTTGTCTGTGAAGATGCCTTCGAAGAAGACTGCGTATTGCTATAACATTGGGTCGTAGCGTAAGCCGCACGAGCCGTCGCAGTAGTGTAATACCCCCACGCAGTGCCTTCTGCTATGTCATTTTCATTTCCCAATCCCATCTCTGTAATAGAGGGGAGAAACACCTTCCGCACAATATCTTCGTATGACCCGCCATCAGCAGTCGGCTTAACTACGCGGATGGTGGTTGAAAGAATTGCGTTTTTCTCATTCGTGGTAAAAGCGTTTAAGAAACCCGGCCTCGCCGCATATTGCGTGCCTACGCGAGTATTCGCGGCGGTGTCCGGGGCACTGTCCGCACCATGCGCCGCCACATACCACGAGCCGCCATCCGCATCCTTATTAAGCCATTGGTCGATGTTAGATACAGAATAGTAGTTATTGCCATACGCCACACGACTACTATTGCTATTGTTCGGTTCTTTAGCGTCGAAACACCGAAGGTCGATGATATTGCTTGTATGCAAGGTCACACTATTATCTGGATACCCCGTATGATTCTTCGCCACAATCGTCCAAACAATAGGCTGTGCGGTTTCACCATTAACAGAATAGCTGCCAAACTTTACCTTACTCCCAATCGCCAGATTAGATAGAGCTTGAGACATTAAGCCTCACCCCCATCGTATACCAAATAAATCTCGCCTTCGGCCAGCGTGCTTTCGCCTTCTACAAGGTCGGTTGTGCTGATAGTGATATTACGAAGTTGAGAAGTAGAAAGCGTTTTTTGTGCATCCGCGCCCGCCATAGCTGCGCCAGTTAGCGTGCCACCTGAAATTGGGAAGGCGCCCAAAGAAGTGAGAGCACCAGCAGCCGTTGTAGCACCCGTGCCGCCAGAAGTGATGGGGATTATAGAGGCGGAGGTAAGAACGGAATAGTTGAACTGTATATTGTTTTTATCGCGGTATAGAAGATATAAACTATCTGCGGGGTTTTCAGATTTAAAGGTTAGGCCAAATGTTATATCGCCCGCTCTAACCCAGCTATTATTCTCTGTATCTTTCTCAAAACAGGCTGAAAGTAAATGAAAACCATTACCTTCGTCCGCGTAGGTGCCAGTACCTCCATTGCAGCCATTGAATGAGAGAGCGCCTACTACGTATGAAGAACTTATATTATTATCATCTGGTTTTGATATACTGCTTTTAAATTGCAAGCTATCGTACTTGTCCGTGTAAATAATGGTACTCCCTTGCAATGTAAGATTGTTTGCCTCCCCTGAGTTATTATAAACGAACTCGCGCCCAATAGCAGTTAAATCCAAAAAATAGCCAGGTATCTCTACAGGGTTATATCCATGTATAGAACAAGTGATTATGCGAGCTTCAGTTGAAGAGGGGGTTACGACTGCTATCTCGTTGTTTACTTGGTCAATCCTAAGTAAAAAGGGGAAGGAAGAAAAATCCAGTCCATCTGCATTATCATAATATCCCCCGCCTAATAGCATTGTACCACCATAATCTCGCGCTACTACATTGGAATAAGTCGTGCCACTCCACACTACGGCATAAGACTGCCCTACAACAATTTTTCTCAAAAGAGGGGCTAGAGTTTCTTGTACTGATTGAGGCGCAACTGAGGAACCATTATCCCAATAATAACTCACGTATGCGGATTCATTGGCAGATGTACTCCCCTTGAAACTAAATGTCAAATCAGCCGTCGTAGCTTGAGTGTCATCAAAATACGCACCCGGCCTATCCGTCAGGTTGTCCCAAGAGGGGGTATAGTTAGCGAGTTCCGCGTTAGTATACACATTCGCCATGTACAAAGCCGCGTTATCAAAGATACCAGTAGCCCATACACTATTGACGTTTTCCCCTTCTCGCGTCATCGAATACAGCTTATAATCAAACTTGCCAGTGATGGTGATTGAGTAAGAGGCGCCTACAGTGAGGCTGGTGTTAGAACTCAACATAAGTCTGCCTAAATAGTACTCCGTACCTACGACACCGCCACTCGTTGACATTATCGTGATAGGAAATCCGTCGCCACTATCTGAACCGATTGAAACTGCTTGAGTGCCTATATCGCTTTCACCAACAATATCGCAGCCACACACAATGTAATAAGGTATCGCGTAGGTGTTATGATGTGAATAAGTGAAGGAGCGGTTTTGTAAATCCAAATAAATAATCTTCGCTTCCCAGTTATACGTCTGCCCATCCCACACAACCTGATATGTTTCACCCGGAATTAAGTCCATGCGGTTGTCAGGAAACGCGAACTCAAGAGAAGTCGTGGTTGTGTCTCCCTCATTGCGTGCTTCCGCTGTCGCCGTTAGTGTAATGGTTTCAGTCTTCGTGAACGCACCCGGACGGTTGTCGATGTAATTCTTACTTGTACTGTCATTCTCATTCCAGTTCGGCGTGGCCTCCTTATAATACGGCACACCGTCAATGATAGGCGTCGCCGTCAGTCCCGTCGCATCGCTGACGGTAGAAGTGGTCTTCACACCACCCAGTTCTGCGCCCGCAGTCGGCAGCACATACTTATTCGCACCCGCTTCAATGCCCGCCAGTTTACTCTTCTCTTCCTGTGTGAAAATTACCACTTGGACGGTATCATCACCCGTGTCCATTGAGGTGTCAATCCACAGGTCATAATTGCCAGTTGGAGCGGTGTCACCTACATAAATCGCGGCACTGGTGAAAGGCAGGTCATTAACATTCGTCGTACCGTCGCCCACTTTAAGGCGAGGTGGGTCACCGCTATAAATAATCATTTCGCCTTTTAGCGGACTAAAATTAACCGCTTTCTTCCAGTCAACCGCAGTCGCGTTTTTCATTTGTATGCGACTGTTTATCTTCTTAATATTATCTGGCATAAGCTTTCCTCCCTTTCAAAAGCTTTTATTGCGGCCATCCCTTTCAGGCCGCTATTTTAAGATTTTTAACGCCTCGTCTATCGCTTTCGTAGCTTCATCTATCGCCACTTCATTCCACTTATCAGGAGCTTCCGTATCAATCGCAGGTACAGTATTTTCGCCGTCATAAAGTGCTCTCCCCTCATCAGCCACAAGCCGCCATAACGTTTCATAAGCTTCGTTTGGCTTAATTGGAGAAACGGTATTCCCCACGCGATATAATTTAATCTTCTTCATTTCACTTCACTCCGTAGTAGTTAATGGTCGCATTCGTTGCTCCCCACGGAGCGTTAGCCACCGTACCTTCAGCCCACGGTACATTGATAGTAGTGAGCTTGTCGCAATGCTCAAACGCACTCGCACCAATAGATGTGGGTGTGCCTTTAAAGGTAATTGAGGTAAGTTCGCTACAATAAGCAAAAGCAGAATTAGCAATAGTCTTAATGCCTCCCGGGATTTCAGTAAATGTCATTTTTGCACATCCCCAGAACGCTCCTGAAGGTATTACAGTTAGACCGCTTGGTAACTCACTAATTGTGATATTTGAGCATCCATAAAACGCATTAGAGCCTACTGAAATAAGTCCTGCGGGCAAATGTGTAAGAGCCAGATGAGAGCATAACATAAAGGAAGCTGCACCCACCTCGGTAACTGTTTCTGGTAGCTCTGTCAATGCGAGAGCCGCAGGATAGTTGTAAAACAAAAAAGCACCAATCTTGGTTAGGTTCTGCGGGAAAACTGGATGAGCGGCTGTTCCCTCTACAAGCTGTTTATAGTTATCGTCGCCCTCAGCGGGGACAGGTATCTGGCGAATGAGCGTAGCCAAATCGTTTGAGGTGCTGTTAGTGGGTACTTCTACATTTCTCAAAGCAATCGCCGCGAGAGCATCACTGATGTTCTTTTTAATCCGTGCGATTTCTGTCTTAATACTCATATAGCCTCCAACTCTGCGGCTAAGCCCTGAATTGCAGCCAAATCCTCATAGAATGCTTCTTTAGTACCCGTATAACCGCCCGCGACCGCCGCCTCATAAACTCCAAGCACACTTGTACGGTCGTCAATCACTTTACTGTCGCTGAACTCAATCCAACGCACGGTATTGCTCTGCGGCTGGAACCATTGAGCAGCCGACTTCGTGCTTTCTTTATATACATTCACGATGGTATCTTCTGGGATAGAAATAGCGGTCGCTCCATCATAAGGTAGATAATCGCCGCCGCAAAGATAAGCACCAGAAGCAATATTGCGTAGCACAGTGCCAGTAGTCAATCTCACGATAGGCAGTTCTTCGCACGCCAGTTGAGCCCAGCCTCCACTGCCGTTGTTCATTTTAATGACCGCCATAGAAAATCACCCCTAAGTTGAGTCTTATCTCCTTCATACGAAACCCCGCCATGCACATCGCACAGCGGGGTTCGGATTACTATATAGTCATAGCCGTTGTTAAATATTGGTGGTCGCAGAGCCACAGTTCAGTACGATATAGCCGCTCGCCTGCTGGAGCTCGGTAATGTCATGGGTGTGATCACCCGCCGCCTTACTATCCCAGTCCGCAACCGTTTCAGCAGTAATGCCGTCCAGCACGGTCTTGTTATCATGAGTATGGCGGTCAGTCGCCGCACCATCCCAAGCAGTCACCTTGTCCGAGGTGATGCCATCCAGTACGGTCTTGTTCTCATGCTCATGCGCCTTGTCCGCGGCGCCGTCCCACTTGGCCTTGTCGCCGGTTTCAATCTTGTCCAGTTCAGCCTTGTTCGCATGCTCATGCGCCTTGCCGATCGCAGTCTGCACATCGGCGTCCAGCTTAGCCAGCGCGATGGTGCCGTCGCCAATCGTGGCGGTCAGCACATGTCCGCCCGCCTCGTTGATCGTCACAGAGGTAGTAATCACGCCGTCCGCCGCAGCGCCACCTGTCACGTACTCGATCAGGCTGCCAACGTTGATGTAGATGCTATCCTCAGCGGCGTTTGCAAGCACCAGATGCAGGTAAGTGCCCGCAGCACCCCATGCGCCAGTCTCAGTTTTGGTTTCAACCGTACCGGACTTCACCACCATGTCCTTGGGGATGTCGATGTCCACAGACAGGTTGGTCGCAGCCTGAGCGATCGTATAACGCTTGGCAACGCCATCGGGAGTGCTCGGAGTGACAGTCACGGTGTAGTCGGTCTGCGCAGGGATCGCTGCAATCTTCTCGTCCACATAGCCCACGACGGTCTCAGCGGTTGCGGTGTCAGGCAGCGTGCCAACCAGAGTCTCCAGCGCATCCACATCGGCCTGCGCGTCCGTACCAGCCTTCTTCGCCTCGGCGATAGCCGTATCCTTGCCATCCGCATAGGTCTTCGCATCCTCCAGCGCGGTCTGCGCGGCGCCCGCCGCGTCGAACGCGCCTTCGTCCTTGTAGGCAGCAGTACCCAGACCATGAACCTTCACGTCGGTGCCGTCAAATTTTACCGTACCATTCTCAGTGCCTTCAACCAGCGTATGAACAGTTTCGTCGGGGATGGTGATTGTGCTGGCCAGAGACCAGGTCTCCGTACCCTTCGCCTTGGAGTACAGGTGGAACTTGCGGCTGTTCTCCGCATCGACCTCCAACTTATACTGGGTATCGGTGTCCTGAATCTCGCCAGAGATATAATCGGACAGGCCAGTGATTTCACTCGCCGAATAGGTCGGCTTATCCTTCGCCTTCGCCCAATCATAAACGTCAGCGGCCAGACCTGCTACGAACGGCAGCGCACTGAATTTCGAGGTGCCATCACCTACTTTGAAGAGAATCGCGGGCTCCTTGGCTACTGCACCGGTCGACGCGGGGACGACAACAACTGCCGCCTCACCTACGAGCAGTACCGGGTCTTTCGTAGTCCACTGTTCATAGGTATCATATTTAAGGGAAATGCGGGTATTAAACGTGGTATTCGCCATAATCAATCTCTCCTTTTCTTATATCAGACGCTTGCGTTGCCGCCATCCAGAATCAGCCTGTCTCCTTCGGTCTGAACAAGCTTGTTGACGTTCAGTTTGTTAACTTCCATCGTACCATCCTCCGCGCTGACGGAAATCTTGTTCTCCGCAGCGGAAGCAACCACCAGACCAGCGGCTTCACTTGTCGCGAGCGGGATGTTCACCGCCTTCTCGGAGATGTTGAGCGCGACGCCATTCGCCTTGACAACTTCGATCAGGTTCGCATTCGCGCCAGTATCAATGCCTTCAAGCTTCTCCTTGAGCGCGTCGGTGAAGTCGTTCGTCGACAGTCCCTTGCCTTCCACCACGTCTACCTTGCCGGCCAACGCATCAGGGAGACCAGTCACCTTGTCCTGCGCAATCGCAGCGACGCTCAGTTTGCCATCTGCTGACACAGTCAGTTCGTCAGAAACACTTTTGACGTAGTTCTCTTCGGCCGCTTCAGGGATGGCGTTCAGTTTGCCGAGCAGCTCGTCTGTAAAGTCGTTCGCGGAAAGACCTTTGCCTTCCACCGCGTCGACTTTGTTCTTCACTGCTTCGGTAATCGCCGCATTCATCTGCTCCGTGGTAGAATAGTCGTCCAGATTGACGCTCACGTCATCCAGACGTACGACCTCGTCACCCACCTTGGCATAGATGTCGTAGTAACCGGTCGTGGCGTTCATGACCAGATAGAGCATGTTCGCCTCGGCGGTTTCAGCCGTAGGCACCGAATCGACCTTCTTAAAGGAAGCGTGACCGGTTGCGGCAATCGCAGCCTGAATCGCAGCCTTGATCTCCTCTTCGGTCATCGCATCGGTGATGCCATATCCTTCGAGGGTGCTCGCCTTATCAGCCTTACCATCCTGAAGGTTCTTAATATCCTGAGTGTGACCAGCAACAGTCTCAGACAGGCCGGAAACCGTACTGGTATCCGGAGTGTACCACTCAATCGCAGTACCAGCGGCGTTCACACGGGGCTGCTGACCGGCGGTCGCGGAGCCAAAGCCCTTCAGCGTCACCTTGCCATCAACAATCTCAATCGACTTATCATCGCCCAGCACTTCGGAACCGACAGCCTTAAGTGTCTTATCGGGCTGAATGATGTACAGGCTGGCTTGCGTCTCGGTTACCACACAGACATTTTCGCCGTAGAAATACGTGCCGTCCGAACTGCCGACTTCCACCGCACCTGCGGCAGCAGCCTGCGCCTCCGTGAGAGAGGCAAAATAATATCTCGCGTCAAGCGGAAACGCGGTCTGCGGATTCAACGCGACCGCAAAATTGAGCTTACCAAAGTCTGCCATATTCTGTCACCTCCGCATCAGATCGTCACTTTGTAGGTGTTCGCCGCATCGTTGGGCTTGGCCATGTCCATGACGTACACCTTGTAATCAATCGCCTGATAGCCGTTCGCACCCTCCACAGAAACGACCTGCTTCGTGAATGCGCTCTTGACCTCAGCGTTCATACCATTCACATCCTGCACGGAAGTCACATCGCGCAGCGTTGCAGGGTAGGCAAAAACCACGCGGATCGCGTTCAGCGGAATCGCTAGATTAAAAGTATTGCCGGCAGCCATCGCCTTGCCGCTCTTCGTCGGCAGAGAGCGCACTAAGGCGGAATTCACTTCGCCGTCCTTCGCCTCCAGCGTACCGTAGAAACTGTTACGGAAGCCAGTAATCTTGGTCACGCCAGCCTGGTTCGCGGCCTTGATCGCAGTCTTGCTCTTGGTGCCAGCCGCGATCTTCCCTTCGGCATACGCGTTGCCCAGGTTAGTCACGGGAACAGCACCCTCGCCATGAGTCGCCGTCGCGGTGATCGTATAGCTGGTCGCATCACCAACAGTCAGCGCATCGAATGTCCCGATCGCTTCGGTCTTTGTAGCTGTGCCATCCGTCACGCTCCAGGCGGTCGCAGTGATACCAGTCGCTGGGCCGTAGGTATAACTGCCCGCGCTCAGTGTCGCCGTATAGCTGGGTGTCACAGAAGTACCGACCTCATACGCGCCGAGCTGCGCACAAATCGCAGTGACGGCAGGCTGAGTCGCGGTCGGATTCTTCTCTTTTGCCAGGATCGAGGCAAGCACATCCTTCACGTTCTTACCGGTCGCATTGATCGTGCCAGAGCCGGACGCCGGCACAGTCAGCACTCCGATCGCTGCAGTATACGTCAGGTCGTTCGAGAAGTACACGTTCTCCGCGCTGTAATTGCCGTCCATCGCAGCCCAGTTTTCGCCGTCGTAAACATACGAGGTGTACGAATACTTACCGTCAGCAATCAGCGTCTTGATGATAAAGATGTCGTCCTTCTCCGCCGTCGCGCCAGCAGCCGTCAGCACACGTGTGATCACATCCGTGTCGCTTTCGCCTTCAGCCTTCACGCCCTCATAGTGGGTCGCGCTCGCGCCAACCGGCTTCAGATTTTCGTAGGTCGTCACACCGTCACCCATCTTGAGTGTACCCTGTTCCAGGTCATAGCAGGGTTCGCCCGCAGCGGGCACAACGTCCTTGTTTGCCGTCCAGTTCGCAGTCGTGTCACGCCTGACCTGAATCTGGGTCATCAAAGTTTCATTGGCCATATCAATTCCTCCTTTTTATTTGCAAAGAGCGGACTCATTCAAGCCCGCTCGCTGCCCCACCGTCAATTATTCTAATTTTACCAAGGCTCGGGAGCTCAATCCCGGAATCTACATACTGCTGCGAAGAGACGTCGTAGATCCACCAATTTCCATTATCCCCTACAATCGGCGGTTTCCCGGCAACTTCTTTGATTTGCTCAAACAGCCTCCGAATTTCATCCGCTTGTTTTTCAATCCTGCGATCAAGCTCTTCGAGGTACTTTGGATCCTGCCCTTCTACGAGGCACGACGTGTCGATCGAACTGCCAACCATCGCGCTAACCACGGAGGACTGCCATATCGCATCTCCCAGGTCATCGTCGAATCGCTTCGCTTCTACCTGCAGTTTGATCGGCCCGGGATATGCAATTTGCCCCTCAACAATCTCCCACTCGAATCCCTCATCGGTCTTTTCCAGTGAGATCCGATTGACACTTGACTTTCCATTGCATCCGGAACTGATCTTTACATACATGGCACAGTCTGCATATTTCGATGGGACATCAAAAAGTACCGTATCGGTGCAGTTATTTCCGATCACACTCAGCACCGGATCCCAACTGTTCGCAACCCACTGGCCTTCTTTTGCCAGATAATAAACTCGCGCCCGTCCGATCGCGTCAACCACTATCTTATGCCTGCTCACAGCATCACCTCCTTTCAGTTTTCTGTGTTTAAGCCGGAGCCAGTAAGTATACGACGCCCTGGTAGCCGGAGCCTCCCGTTCCGGTTTCTAATGCGAGGTTATACGCCGTAGTTTTATCCGTATACCAGGCCGATGCCGCGCCGCCGCCTCCAGAGCCATAAAAGGTAGCGTTGCCACCGTTGCCGCCAACTGGGATACCTCCATTGCCGCCGCCCTTCTCAGCAGGATCCATGAAAGAAGTACTCCCCCGCTGCCCCTGGGCTCCATTAGAGCCACCGGTTCCCCCATAGTAATACGTTCCCCCGCTACCACTCCATGGTTCCGCGAACACACGTCCAGCCATGCCACCCGCGCTGCATGGATCTAAAGAAGAAATTCCGAATGGGATTGTGGATACATTCCCGTAGTAGGACGCAGGTCCATTGGAAGACCAACTACTCGATGAAGGATTGTATTCGTTATTTACGCCGCCGCCAGATCCACCGGTTCCGATTGCAACTATCCCAGTATTTCTTCTGTTCCCTCCATATACTGAAACCACGCTCGCCCCACCTGCCGTGATGGACGTTGTTCCACCGCTGCCGCCGCTTGCTGTTCCGCCAGTGCCTATCGTGACTGCGTATTCTCCGGCTTCGAGTGCGTGCGTCGTAACCCAGCCGCCGCCTCCACCGAAACCCGGTCGGCAGGATGTACTGGTGCGACTCGGCGTGCTTTCTCCCGCACCACCGCCGCCCACAAGGAAACTGTTCACAGGCCCGTTGATTGTCAGAGTGCCGCTGCTCGTCAGAGTGTACAGATTGTACGCGACGCCGTCTACTGTGATCGGCTCAAAAGAGCTTGTCCCCGTATACGTAACCTTTGTGCCCTTTGAGAACCACTGCCTGGCAATACCATTTGCGTCACCGAAGTATGCCTTGACGATCTCATGTGCGACGTCCTTTTCTTCCGTTCCGACATAAGTCTTCGTGACGGTCTCCTCGTAGCCTTCGGTGAAGGATAAAGAAACAGTGTTCGGGTTTCCATTGACAGAGCCCGTCGCCGCAGTCCTGTACTTTAGATAAATGCTGGTCTGCGCTGCCACATCGCCAATGGAATAGGTCTGGTAAATCGCCCCACCTACACTCACAACCGGCACATCCGTCCCGCTTCTGTTATACAGCGTATTCCCCGCAACGGTCAGGCTGAGCAGATTGTTCGCGCTTGAGGTTGTGAACTGGGCAATCAACGTGAGTTTAACTCCCTTGAGCGCCTTGTCAACCATGACAAAAAGGTCATATTCCGTATTTGCTTTCCAGTTGCTCGAACTGGAATTGATGCAATATTCCAGGCGGCCAGTTGACATCGAAGTTACGAGCCACGGATCAGCCGTTCCAATATTGGTAGTCAGGTAACTGTCCGCGTTGTCCTTCATCAGGTCTGTCCGTGTCGTCGTAATTTCGTACTTAGGGACCTGTTCGGTCACGCCCCAGTACCCATTTTCAATCTTGCGCGCGACCTCACGATAAGTTGAACCAACCTTGACCGGGGTCGTTTCTGTAGTCGTAAACCCGTCGCAAGCAATATAAAATACCGTGTTTGCTTCTCCCGTTGCGTGGTTGGAACCGTCTTTCGTGTAGGTCAAAACGATCTTTGCATCCTTCGCAAGTGAACCACTCCAACGATTAGCTTGAGCAGATGTTCCCGACACCGAATTAAGCACCGTGCTGCCCGCCACGCTGAGGGTGATCTTGTCATAGCCTGATTCCGTGTAATACGCACCGGAAATCACAACTCCGGTCAGCGCCCGTACGGTCTGCAATGTGATAGTCGCCGTGGTACTGTTCACACCAATGTTGCCAGGCACAAGCTTGATTTTACCAGTCGCGTCTGTTGCATCTGACTCATCCCACATCGTATTGGCGGTTGTTCCATTCGTGACAAGAAAAAAAGAGTCCAGATCCGCAATGGACAGGTTCTTTGTCTTCGTTACTGTTTGATCCTCGTAGATTGGGAATTCCGTATTCACTCCGTAGTAGCCGGCTTTGCTCATATCAGGCCTCCTACTCGTAGACGAAGTACACAGAACCCGCCGCGAGTGTACTCTCTCCAGCCACCAGGTCAGTTGTGCCTCCAGAGAACACCGCGTCAGAGCCAGGCTCTCCCTTTGCGCCGGGACTTCCAGGATCCCCCTTGGGGAGTACGAAGTTCAGCACAGCCGCCGTAGTTGTACCCGTGTTTGTCACGGAAGGAGTTGTCCCGCTGCTCACCGTACCCACAGAAACCGTCGCCGCTTCACCAGCCGGGCCGGTGCCGCCATCAACGCCCTTGATGTTTACGGGAGAGGGATTATCAAGCCCCTTGTCGTTCGTCCAGGAAAGGATCCCCTCCGTGCTGACACTTGGGATGAACGTCGCGCCGTCATCCCCATCGTTGCCTTGTGCACCCGGAGAGCCGTCCGCCCCCTTGTCCCCCTGCTCTCCTTTTTCTCCCTGATCGCCCTTCTCACCTTTGTCGCCTTTCGGCAGTGTGAAATTCAGTATGGCCGCATTGCTGTCGCCAGTGTTTACCACAGTCGCCTGTGTACCTGCTTCTCCGGTCGTCACTGTGCCGACCTGGATTGTCGCCGCCGCACCCGGGGCGCCATTGTCACCCTGCGCACCCGGGGCGCCATCATCGCCTTTCGGACCACGGATGTTGACACTCGCGGGATTCTCAAGATCCCCGTTATTTGTCCAGGAGAGTACTCCGTCAGAGGTGATCTGCGGCGTGAATACCGTACCCGTCTCACCTTTCGCCCCCTGAAGCTTGCCAACATTCTCCCAGGCAGCCTTATCAACCGACCACAGATAAACCGTGTTGTCATCCGCTGTGCCCACCGCATAGGCGTCGCCCTTAGACCCGGTCGGATGAGCGGATCGTAACGCGGCGAGCGAAGCATACAACCCACTGACCGTGAAGTTCGATCCATCCTCACCCTTTTCACCTTTGAGCGCTGCCAACTGCTCCGGGGTAAAATCAGAGTATGTGAACGCATCGCCCTTTTCGCCTTTGAGTGCAGCCAGTTGCGCCGGAGTGAAATCAGAGTATGTGAACGCATCACCTTGTTCACCCTTGTCGCCCTTCACGCTGACGGGAGTTGGGTTCTCAAGCCCGCCTTCGTTTGTCCAGGAAATCACACCAGCCTCGTTGATAGAGGGAACGAACACCGTGCCCGTGTCGCCCTTCGCACCGCCAGGCATTTTAAAGTTCAAAACGGCGTTGTGTTCATCCCCACTGTTCGTAATCTCTACCTGTGTGCCGGGCGCCGTTGTCGTCACAGTACCTATGGACAGCGTTGCCGCCGGACCGGTCTCACCCTGTTCGCCCTGCTTGCCTTCCGGCCCATGAAGAGACGCAAGCTGCTCTTCAGTGAACTGGTCATATGTAAACGGCGCGCCGTCCAGCAGATCCATCGTCTGCTCCTGTCCGCCGCGCTTGACCGTCAACCGATGCCCGCCTTCGATTTCAGACAACGTGATCGTATAGTCGTTCACAATGATACTGCCGCTGGACAATCCAAGCGACATAGAGCCGCTCCCGCTCAGGGAGCCAGTCAAACTACCTGCGCTCATTACACCGCGCATCGTACCTTCCTGATTGCTCATGTCGTCGTCACCTCCGGCATGATAATGAAGTTACCGTAATTCTTCGCCTTGTGTCGTTTACCGACGGGTAACTCAGGCCAGATCGTGTATCGCTCGCCGCCGCTCGTCGTCAACTGAACGTCAGCGGAGTACTTGCCGGCAGGAATACTCTTCGAGTCCTCGTGAGAAATCACGAGCCGTCCGCTCGTCGAAGTAACCGACAGCAGTAACGGAGACTGGTCGGTCGGCTGCTTGCGCACAGACATGGTTAACAAGTCACCACTCTGGAGCGTGTACGCCGTATTACCGGAGTACACTGTCATGGTGAGCGCCGCGCTGTCCCCCTTCGTCAAATAGACTTTGTCGTCCTCGATGTAAAACATTTGTCATCCCTCCTTCTCAACCATCGGGATGTCGATTGATTCCATATAGAGAAAGGGAATCTCGTCGCCGTCCGAGATTCCCATTTCAATTTGAATATTGTCCAGATAGACGAAATCGATCTCCATGCTATCTGTTGATGTTCGGTCTGATTGTCAATACGCCCTGACAGACGCGCGGCCCGTCGCCCAGATCTATGGTGATCTGGTAGAGATACTTGCCTCTCAGCTCCTCTGTATCTCCCGGATCCAGCGCAAAGAGAACATAGATATTTCCACTCTCGTCTGCTTCTACGCTCCCGTCCGCCGTCACGTCGGGCTCAGGCAGTACGGCGTCGCCACCCAACCCACTGACAAGTCCATATCTGGAAATTGCAAGTTCTGCCGATGCTCCGCTTACATCTATGCTGGATACCGGAGACCCGCTGGCCGTCACAAGCCGAACCTTCCAAGGGGTTGCATCCCCGCCGCACATCAAGATATCCGGCAGGCGTATCATGTCACACGCTCCGCAATTCGGCATCATTAACCTCCAATATTCACCGGAAACTCACAAATCAACTTCAACAGACCGGTTCCGGTGACAACCAGCATATTGTAGCCCCGCTTCAATCGCAGGAATTTATAGTTGCACTTGGGATACAGATTCAGGTCACCTTCACAGGTTATCACCTGATGATCGCAGTCAATCATAATCTTCTTTGCTTCCTGCGGGATATCCGTCAGAGAGAACGTTCGCCCAGCGTCCGAAGAATTGGAAATTACCAGGCTGCCAGCTCTTTCTATCTCCCAAACGATCTTCGGGTAATAATACCCGTTGTGACTTCCCTCATTCAGGAAGCTGATATTCTTCATGCCGTTCAGGCGGAAAGAATATGTCTGCGGAACACGATACCCGTATGGGCCGTCGCAGGTAAAGACCGCCTGCATTCCCCAGCACTCTTCTCCGTCCTCTACGGGCGTGAGGGATGTCACAATACAGCGGTAACGCACCGCCTGCATGTCGTCCTGATCGATCATCAACCACTTGTAATCGCCGTGCCCCGTCAGCCAGGAGGCGATCAGGCTCATCTCTTCCCGGTCGAGCGGCTGATGCCTGTCCAGTCGAGCCTGACTCACGCCGAACTCGATCACGATTTCCTGCTTCTGTTCATACGTCACTCCGTAAAACAGAGGCTTCTCGCGTGACGGAACCATGTCCTCCTGGATCGTTACCGTGCTCGCGAATTCCTGCGTTTCGCCACCTCCGCTGAAGGAATACATCATCAAGCCGAACTCTTCGCACGACACGCCATCGTACTCAAACGCCTTGCCGTAAAATGCCATGCTGCCTCCTACTCAAAGCGCACAAACCCATCCAGACTGGCTATCTCAATAGGCGTCATCTCCTGCTCGGAGAGCTTATCCAGAGAGAGCGCAACCGGGGTGAATTCGACTTTCGGATCCATTTCGCCAAGTTCCTGCAGCCCCATGCGAAATTTCTGTTCGCTCGCCCGATCGGGGAACCGCACGTTGCCGTTCTCATCGGCCACACCACCACACTGGTTGAACAGTTCCCTTTCCTTTTCGATCTCAAACTGATAAGGCACATCCAGTGCCTTGAGCAGTCGATACATGTCATATGCCTCCTTCATAGGCAGAGGCATGTTCGCCAGTTTTCGGAGTGTATTGTACGCGTTGTTGATCTGATACTGTTTCATTTTGAATCCCTTTCTTCCTATTATATAGAGCCATTTTAGGCTTTTTCCCACGTCCCGCCACTGCGGATATACACCGCGGAACTGGACGGGGCTGTACCCTCTGTTTGATCGATCGTCACCGTACCGCTCTTGATCCAGACCTGTGACTGTCCGGCATTGCTATACATTACCAGATAGTAGGTATTCCCAGCCGAAACCGCCTCGCTGCAAGATAAACTGAGCGAATCCGTGTGGTCGGCGCTTGAGGTATAGCTCCAGGTAGACGGGAATGTATACACGCTATTGGCAATTTTTGTATATGAACTGCCGGATACGCGGTACAGTTCTACGGTCAGGCCATTATAGTAGCGTCCGTCCACGTCTCTCGTGGCGCCAGCAGGCCGTCTGTTGACTGTGAAGTTGAACGTAATCGTCGTACTGGATCCGGAATCCGATGAAAGCAGGAAAGGCAAGAACATACCGCAGCCTGCGCTTGTTGCAGTGCCCACACCCACACGATAATAGCTCGTGCAGGTGTCTCCGGACAGGTTATTGACATTCCAATATTTCATCGTCGTAATGCCAAACGGCTGCACGTTCACATGTCCCGCCGCATCGTATGCGCCGGGAGCGAGATAGCCAGGAGAAGTAGATGTGCTCGTGGCGAGTGAACCCTTCACCGCCGCAGACGTCGAGCTGGAGCTTGCCGAATACACTACGCACAGATCACCGTTCGTGACGCCAGCGAGCGCATTCATCGCTGTCGTAGAGGTCACGCGGTAAATACCGGATGTCTGACCGACTGCGAATTTATCCGTGTTGCGTAGTTTATTGATGACCAGCGAATCATCAATCGTGATGTTCTTCAGTGCGAGAGTGTACCCGTTGCCATCCTTTGAAAGCTTCAGAATATAGTTGGTATCGCTCTCCGCTTCGGACGCATCTGCCCGAATCGTGAATGTACCGTCTGCCTTCATGCTGATTAGACTACCAATGCTGATGCCATACGTGGAACCTGTCTGCCCCATGTAGATACCGCCTGCTGCTCCGAAATAAGAAGCTGTGCCGGAGTACAACCCGCCCGAACCAATCGACCAGCCATTGCTTCCGCCAATCCACCCACCGCTCGCGTAGATCCAGCCGCTCAGGATCATGTTGCCATTCGAGTAATACATCATCGCGTTGCCATTACTCCTGAAGAAGCCCATCGCATTGTTCGTGATCTGAAGATAGCTCCCGTCGACACCTGTCACTTTAAAGCCGACACTTGGGTTAATGTATACGCGAGATACGCTGGAGTCACCAAAATACAACGTGCTCGCACCGTTCTGCAACGCGTTTGCGGCTGCCGCTGCGGCCTGCTGAGCCTGTTTGCTCGCTGTATCCGCGTCGCTCTGTGCGCTATTAGCTTTTGTCCACGCGCTATTCGCCGTAGAAAGTGCGTCTGAAACAGCAGAACTCGCAGCTATATAGTCATCGACCGTCTTGTCTTCTCCGTTTTCCTGAATGATGAGAGTCGTTGCGGTCACAGTTCCGGTAAAGTCGCCATTTGCGCCGTGGAGCGTACCTTTCAAATGAAGGTTACCTTCTGTATCCGCCCATAGTTTTGCGTTGTCCTCGTCGACGGAATATGTCTGCTTCTCCTCATCATATTTGTAGACAGGATACGTGCCAATCGCCATGCCGATATACGGGTTCAGCGTAATCTGCGTATTGCTCGCGTTCACCGTAAAATCACAGTTGTATAGCCGGCATCCATCTGCGTCCATGCGGAATACCGCGTTGCCCCCGGACTTCTTTGCACTTTCGATCACCAGGCTGCTACCCGCAAGAATCGTGCCCACAATACGCGGGGCGACAATTCCCCAGCAATCTCCCAGATTATCATCATGAAATTTACCGATGGCCATCTTAGCCGTCGCCCAGTTATCGTCCGTCATGACGATGCTGTTGTTGATCATCCAGATCTGTTCGTCGTCATACGTGGTTTGAGAATCATTGGCATACTTACGCAGCCGGAATCCCGCGCCGTCAAATGAAATCGCCTGCCCGCTGGACGTGATTACGGCATTCTTCGCCGCGTCAAGAGCAGAAGTCATAAAACGCCTTACCTGCGTTTCCGCACCACTATCCGTGAATGAAGAATACATGTATTTGCTCAGCTCGAGATTGCGCCCCATGCTGACGCTCTGATCCAACAGATCAACCAATTTAAACGAACTATCACTTGATACGTAACTGTCACTGAACTGCAGTTCCAAGCTCGTCGGATCATCATATGTAAACGATACACCAATGCAAATCGGCGCGAGTACCCTTTCGTCCATCAACCGGATATAGACCTTTCGTCCCATCCGTATATGATTCCGGAAGGAAGCGTAATCGTCCAGACAAAAGAAGTTCGCACTGCTCACACTAAACGTATATGTTGGTTGTGCAAGTTTGTTTAGTACCTCAAGTCCATACTTGTAGAGCTCCCAGGAAACACTGCACTGCTCGTACTCGCTTGTGTCTACCGTAAAATACAAGTAGCCAGTCGCCACGGCAGTCATCGTCGTCCCCTCATATAATGAAGGTGTCTGAGCAGAAGCCGATACGTCGCTGGTGACTGAACTGGCCGTTCCAGTAAATGTCAGACAGCCTTCCGGGAATCTGTTGCCCGAAATCTTGCCCGCACTCAAATACGCAGTTACGACAAGCGTATTATCCGTCCGCCTTTCCAGTACGCCGGAAATCGCCGTCGCGGTCACTCTATTTCCAACCACCAGCGTCCCGCCAACGAAATCGTAGATCTCCTTCGACGTCGCGTTCGTAACCTTCGTAATTTTGCTATTCGTCAGCGAGATCGTCACATTCTCGAGCTGAGAACCTGTCGGCGTCTCTGTATACGATTTGACTTCAGATGCCACAAAACTGCTTTCTTCGATCTCGCTGTCGCGGATGTATCGGTCGAGCTGTTTATACTCTTCCTCCGTGAAGTACTTCTCAAAGCTGCATGCATCGCGAATCGCCACCATCTGATCGTAGACAGTCTGCAAATCAGAACCCGCCGCGTCAACTTCTGCCTGTTTCGCATCCACCTGCGTCTGCTTCGCGGCAAGCTGAGCATTGATTGCAGTCAGCGCATCGTTTGTCTCAAGCCCCTGCGCAATCGCCTGAACAATGACCGCCCGTTGAGAATCGATCCCATCTTTCTCGCCCATCAGGTCTGTCAGTTCCGTCTCAAGCGCCGTCTTCCGAGCTGTGCCCATCGCGTATTCCACACTGAGCGCATAGAAAGGCTGCTGGTTGTTCTGCCAGTTCTGCTTCCAACTATAGTATTTCGTAATGAGCGTCTGACTGAAGTTAGAGGCGGTCATGTAATAATCCAGACCGATAATCTTGTTCGTTCCGCAGGGATTGACGTTTCGGATATTTACGCCGTCCGCGCCAGATACGTCGAGTCGCGTCACGATGTTCTCCGTATCCTCCGTCAAGGTGATCTCCTTGGCCAGGTTATCCGTAGAGATGAACACGGGCGTTTCCGCCGCATTCAGCGAGACGTCCTTCACGCTCACCGTGCGCGTCATCGTATCGAAGTCGAAGATACAGTTGTAGCTTTCCTGTACCGTGCTCTTCATGAAGTTGTACAGATTCTCATTGTTTACTTCGAAGGTACGGTACTTGTTAATCAACCCGTCGGATACATCGCCTACTCGCCACGAGGGCATCTTCTCCATAATCATTCCCAGAAGCGTATCCTTCGGAGCGAGCGGGTTGTAGAAGTTGTACGTCCCCTTCTCAAGCGAGAGTTTCTTGTAGGAGAACTCAAATTCAAGAGAGTAGCCTTTGCACAGTTTCGACCGCTTCACCCCGTCGTCCGTTTCTTCAGGACTTGTCAATGTGAATTGCCCCACGCCGACCAACTCAACGACCCTCATGCCGACCGCATCATCGTACCCCGGAACGTCCACACCATCTACCCGCGCGGGCAGTTCAAATTCGATACTGGATACTTCGTTGTATTTCAAGTCAAGTGTAATCGCGTGCGCATAGCCAAGCGGGCAAATTGGGGTGCCTCCGGCGTTCTTCAAAATCAGAACCGGTCTCTCTCTCGTGTCGAACTGGGAAAAATCGACAATCATTCACCAACCACCTCCTTTCTTTATTGAGAGGGGCTTGCGGTTGCAAGTCCCTCTTCTTTGTTTCATTATGCCTGCCTCAGCTTGGCTCCCGCAAGTGTACTGATGCCCTTGCGCTCAAACGCCTCCTGAAGCATGTCGATCGCCGTATTGGCCACCTTCTTGCCGAAACCACGAGCCGTGTCATCCTCCATCTTCCCATTGTGCGTGATGTTCACCGTAATCTCAGGGTTGAATTCTACACTGCCAATACTGACAGAGGGCACATCCTTTGCCGGATTCGCCATTGCCGCTTCGGGCAGAGCCTGAGCACCGGGCAGTTCCATCTTGCCGATCGATACGCCCAGCCGGTCGGAAAGCATCTTCTGGAAGTCAATCAATCGGTAAAGCCCCCGCTTCTGCTGTTTTGTCAGAACCTCTTCGCCCTTTTCAAGCAGCGCGAGAACCTCTCTATCCTTCTGATTGCCTTCGCTTCCAACGATGCCGCCTGTATGATACTTGGGTGTCTCAATCAGTTTACCGCAGTCCTTGTAGATCCAGGCCTTCTGCCCCTTGTAAATGATGCCCCACCATTTTCCGTTGGTCTCGCCGGTGTACTCAAACTCAGTGCCTTCACCTTCCGTGCCCAGTCGCTTATATTCGGTGCCGGGACCGCTGCGAATATTCCAACGCTGGTTGGTGATGACCACCTTACCTGCCGTTTGCTGTTCCTCGGTTGGCTTCGGTTCCTCCGCAGGCTTTGTATCCGTGCGAGGGGCAGCCGCTTCATTTGCTTTCTTAATGTCCTCTGCAGATCTGGAATTGGAAACGATCGAGGTATGCGACCCGGACGAACTGCTTGAAGAAGAATCATCCTTTGCAAGCTCTTCCTTCAGCCGCGCGGCGGCTTCCGCATACGAACCATAGTTTTTCACGGCTTCTGTCGCCTTGTTCCACGCTTCGGTAATTTCGTCGTTGATGATCGTACCAGCTTCGGTATTCCACGCGATCAGATCCTGATACAGGGTATCCCACTGCTCGCTGATACGCTTGATCGCCAGTTGATATACCTTCTCAGTCGAGCTGATTGAATCCTGAAGCACCTTGATCTCTTCCTGTTTGCTCTCTTCATAGGCTTCAGACATCTTGTCCAGTGAATCCGTCTGCGCTTCGTACGCATGGTCTGCTTGCTTGTCTGCCAAATCCTCCTGAAGACTCGCGAGCTTCTCCATCAGGCTGGCCTTTTCGGCCTGCGCTTCCCGGCTGTCGTCAAGAGAAAGCTGATCGATCTGCGCCTGAAGCTTGGCAATCTCTTTCGTCTTGTCACTCAGACTGCGCTCATAACTGAGCTCATCCTTCGTCGTCTTCAGGGATTCCTTCTTCAGGGATACGATCTTCTTGTACGCGTCCACCTGATCGTTGATCGCGTCAATCCGCTGGTTCACTTCATATTTTATCAGCTCTTCTGTCAGTTCAAGGATCTTGTCGAGCGAGTCGCTCTGCTCCTGATAGACGTCCCTGATGTTGTCTTTTGCGCTGGATGTGCTCGAACTGAGATCCATAGTGATGTTGTTGATCACCGCGTCGGACATTGCGCGCATCGCTTCGATATTTGCCAGCACCTGATCATATTGATCAGACGTCAGCCCCATACTCTGAAGCAGCGCGGCCTGCGCATACACTAGATCCCAGGTGCTCTGACCCACCTGATTCGTTGCGTCGACCAGTCGGGTTACGGCCAGCGTGTTTCCATCGGTCAGCGCCTGACGAATATTGCTGATGTAGGAAAGCGCGGTCTCCACCGTCAGCTGTTCCTTTTCCGCTTTAACCATCGCTTCGATGCCTTCGCGATTGATTACATACTGCCCATCCACCAGATCGAGCATACTCAGATACTGCACGCCGTGCTGGATTAATGCCTGGAATGTATCCACCGTAATGCCGTTGTACTGGTTGAACTCATCCGCTGCGGATTGGAGATTCTGGTATGCGGTCTGGATGTCGTCGATCTTCTGGTGCAGAGCGTCCGTATACAGTTTCGAAGCGTTATCCAATGCCTCCCACATGCTCTGAGAGGCTGACCAGTACGCGCGCTCCATTTCCTGAAGATTCTCGTCTGTGTCGTCCGCGCCCTTTGCCTGCATCTCCTTGATCGCCGCTTCACAGTTGGCCATGATCTCTTTGTACAACCTGGCTTGTTCTCGCAGCGACTTCTCCATGCCGCTGTAATCATACCCACGTTCAGCCTGTTTGTACAGGAATTCCTGGTGCTCAATAAGGTGTTCGAGCTGCTCATTGAGCGCCTTGTACTCGTTTGTTTCCTCTTTCACAGAACCGGAACCGCCAAAGCTCTTCTTCGCCCCAGACGAGGACGAAGACTTCGTAACCTTCTTACTCATGTCTGAGCCGCTTCCGCTCACACGAAGCCCATTAAGGAAGTTCTTTACGGTATTTGCAAGACTGCTCGCTATCTTCTTGGCTCCGTCCGGTTCGATTCTAATCATGGACTTATTTGAGGATACAGCGTGCGCACTGCCGCTTGCCATCGCTTCACCGGTCGCTTCGCCTCGTTCTGAGATCTTCTTCTTGCCCAACAGACGTTCAGTCTGCTTGGCACTGAACACAATTGCGTTCTTGGGCAGCGTCACGAACTCGGCTCCATCGTCGCCTACGGTATACCAGCGTCCGGAAGCAGGATCCACAACCATCTCCGGCCCAAGCTCGCCCACCAGCGTCTTCCCTCCGGCGCTGCTCGGCGTACCGTTCGCGTTCGCTTTGCCTCCGCGAAGCCCATTCAGTTTGTTTTTAACCCACCCAAGGATGCCGCCGCCAGAAGAACCGGAAGATGCACTGCCGTTCACACTCGCATTCACGATAATCGACGATCCATTAATCTTGTTAATATTATTCAGGATCCCGAGGATCTGCGCAGAGAACCTGGCCGCCTGCGCAATCGCCGTAGTAAACTTGGGAGATGCGTCTGTCGTCGCCAGTTCTTTGGTCATATCCAGAGCACTTGTCATCTGTTCAGTGAACTCCGCAATCGCCGTCTTCGACTCAGTTGTGCTCTCAGACAGCTCACCGGCCGACTTAGCACCCTGCTCCAGTGGGGTCGGATCCAAATCTTCCCAGTTCCATTTTGCGCCGTATTGTCCCCATTCCATAAACAAGGCCCGGATGAGCTCACTGGCCACACCGAACTTATCCGATATTTCGTCGATTGTCGCATCAAGTTCCAGTGTAACCGGATCCATAAGCCCGGCTTTTATCAAATCGGTTTGGAAATTATAGATCCCGGTGCGAGTATCCTTTGTGATATACCGTTCCAGTTTTTTGAGAGCCGCCTTCGCCTGATCCTCATCAAGATCCACGCCAATAAGCAAGTTCATCGCGTCTTTATACTGAGTGCGCCCGGTCATCCCGTAGAGTTCATTCTCCGCGTCCGTCAGCGTATCCGCCATCACCTTGTACGCATTCGAAATAGAAGAATACTCCGACGTGTGCGTCTCCGTCGGTGCATTGTTAAAACGGTAAAAGGCATCCGTCGCGTTCTGGCATTCATACGCCAACACACGCAATCCTTCAATCGTCGCGTTGATTTCCTTCAGACGTGCCGATTCGCCTGGGGTCAGCTGCTCCCCTTTTCGGATCTTCTCCTGTAATGCCAGATATTCCTCACTCTGCGCAATCTCCTGCCGGTAGGCTTCTGCCGCTACAACCGTTTCCTCAGAAATCGCCTTCGTGATTTCATAGTAACGGTCACGATTCAGCACCAGCCTGCCATTCACGTAATCGATTGAGTCGGCGTATCTGTAGTCCACGTCGATCAATTTCTGATAAGCATCGTATGTCAGCTCCGTGCTATCATCTGCAAGCGACAGATTGCTCAGGGATGAACCGAGATTTTCATAACTCTTCGCGACCTGATCCGCATACATGCTGACAGAACCAAGCGTATCAATATCGTCCAGCATCTGTTCGCGCAGTTTGCCGTCGATTGCATAGGTATCCAGCTCCTGAAGCAGCCATTTTCTCAAAGCCTCCGCGTTCAGTTCGTAGCCATCACCCATATCACTACAGAAACTCTTCCAGTCATCACCTACTATCCCCATCAGTTTCGAGATGGAGTCAGCCGACAGTTTGCCGTATTTCTTGATGTCGTCCTGAGCGCTCTTGACAAGCTCCTTGCTTGAAGTGATCTTCTGGTTTGCTTCATTATATTGTTCTGTCGCCGTCTTCTGTGTAGCTTCAGAGCCGTATATATCTACGATGTCGGTGCCTTTCATCAACTGGAGATTGGCAATCAGTTCCCTGTAGGATGCCGCCTCTGCACTGTTTGCGTCCACTAACGCGAGCGCTGCTTCAGCTGCTGCGATTTGCTTATCAATCACTGCGTCATATTGTTCTCGATAAGTATCAAGTAACCCATTGATTACTTCTTGCTGTTCCTTGACATCCATCCCCGCAAGCTCATTGAGATCGAGATTCTTCATGAGTTCTGGATATTTCTGCCAGAGGCCGGAGAGATCGGCGAATGTCAATTTCGTTCCATCGCGAAGCGCCGTCATCGCAGAAATAAGATCTCCCGCCGCGCCAGAGATAGTACTCAAGTCGGTGAACATCCCGCTTAGATTCGCGCCAGCAATATCGGAATAAAGCGCGTCATACACCGCCTGGAGTTTCTCCAGTTCGGTGATCTGCGTGTCGAGGCCTTCAGGTTGATAGAAGTCCCGCTGCGCCTCGCTCAGGTTCACCAGTTTCTCCGTCTGCTCCGCAAGCGCGTCGTCCAGAGAATCGCTCACTTCCTCTACGTCAACCAGCAGGTTCTGGTATCCGCCAATGGAAACATCGGCGTCTGCCTCCAGGATTGGTCTGCCGCTGTCAATCAATGCCTGCAAATAATCCTTCGTTTCCTGCGGTGTCAGCACCTGACCATCCGATGTGATCGGGGTGAGAGAAACCACCAGATTCGCGTCGTATTTATAATTATAGGCATTGCCCTCGCCCAAACTATAGGTCTGCGTATTCAGCGTGGAATAACCAAACCGGTCAACGCTCCATCCTGCGTCATTCATCTGCGCACCGGAAATCACCTTGCGGTTCGAGAAGTCTACATTTCCATTATACCCCTCGCTCCACGCCTTCGCCGCTTCTTCTCTCTGCTTTGTCAGGTCACCGAGTGTACTCTTCTCTTCGTTGAGCGCGCCGATCGTCTTTTCTATGGCAGAAATATCGCTATCCATCATCGCGGAATTACGCGCCAACCACTTTTCGATGTCGAGCTGAAGTGCGTCGCCTTCCATGTAGAGATAATCTTCGATATTCTCTTCGTCGCCAAGTTCTTTTTGAAGCGATGCAACAGTGCTTGATTGCAGACTGCCGTGCTCAAGGTAATCCTCGCGTGCTTGCGCGGCCAATTCGTAACCCTTTTGCATCTGTTCTGTAGATTTGGACAGATCATTCAACTGAGCTTCAAGACCCGCAGCATCAGCCGCTTTTCTGGTTTCGACCAAACCATTCGTAAACGAATCGAAGTATGCCTCAATCGCTGCCTTCGCGTCCTCACTTACGTCAAGAGTATCAATAAAACTCTGCTTCCATGCATTATAGCTCTCAATCTCTTCACGCGAGCCGGTCATATTAGAAGCAAAGGACTTGAGATCCTGCGCCTCTGCGCTCTGGATGCCTTCCATGAAATCGGCGAAGTATTCTCTACCAGCTGCCTTAATTGCATCTGCATTGCTTTCACCAGAAAAGAAGAGATCAATGATTTTATTATTTAAGCCTTCAGTAAAAAAAGACATAGCCTCTTGCGGAAGCTCATCAAACAGTTTTTTAGTTACTGAATTGTTCGCTAGACTATACAGGAGTTCTTCCGATGCTATTTCTGCAGAATCTACTGCTATCTTATACTCCTTAGCAACACTAGCCATCATCTCTTCAATGTTCGCTAATTCATCGCGAGAATAGACCCCTGATTCTTCTAGCTCCGCAAAAAAACGGTCTCTGTTCTCAAGAATACCAATCAAAGTAGAGTATGAGTCGCCCCAAAGATAACTGGTATGAAAAGCCTTTTGCGTAATATTTGGCATCTCAATGTTTAGCCTATTGAGTATATCAAATATTTCACTTATGTATTTCGATCCATATACATCACTTGGTCTAACTGCTTTCAGTGCTTCTCCAAGCAACTCTCCAGCAGAACTGAGTCCATCATCCTTGTGCTCTTTAAACGCCTCGTACGCACCTTTTATGACTTTCGATACATTCCCAAGTCGTTCATCTTTAGCTGCTTGATTAAGCTTCTCAAGTTCCTCCCGGGCTTCAGAGATTGCATCTTTGTACAGTAATACTGCATTTTGCTGATCGTTATAGGAATCAACAATATTAGGTGAAATATCAACGATTTGATCCAGTATATTCCAGAATTCCTTATATTCATCACTGGTTAAGCTTACATTCTCGCCGTTTTCCCCAATGCCATTAGCCAGTTCATTATAGCGATCTTCAACTTCCTCTAGAGTTTTAATTCCGCTTTTATAGGTGTTCTGAGCACTCTCCCACGCTTGTTGGCTTTCCTGAACAAAGGCAATAGCTTTTTGCCTGGCTTGTTCTTGAATAGCAATAACGTTCTGGATCATCGATACGACAAAGGAAATTCCCGTTGCAATCAGGCTGATTTTTGCCGCACCGCTAAGATTGGTCCAAAAATTCTTTGCCCCTGCGGAGATCTTCTGAAGAGCACTGGCACTTTTATCAAGGGGGTGAATAACACTTTGAACATTTCGCCCTAAGGTGGCGAATCTAGCACCCGTTTGAACCGCACTGTCTCCTGCTTTGTTCATGTTCTGAGTTTGATTCGCTATCCCCTCTTCCAGTGCGGATACTGCAGTTTTCGTTCCTGCCTGTGTCAGAATAAATTTCTGCTCCTCGACCGTTAACTGCGAAAACTTCGCAGCCATCATCGTCAGCAATTCCTTCCCGTCTTTACCGGCGACTACCAATGCAGAAACCTCTTTAATCATGCTATCCATATTGCTTCTATGCAAATGCTGCATAATTATTGCAACCGCAGCACCAATTGCCGGGAGAAGCATATGAACTTTTGAGAGTGTGTTTAAGAGCTCGATGAGTCCGGTGCCCAAATCAATTACCGTCTTCACCAAATCGCTGCTAACCACATTTGCAGAAAGCGCTTCAAATTGTGCTTTGAATTGCGCAATCTTGCCTGCGATACTGTCGAGATACTTTTCGTTTTCAATGGCCGCACTGCCAAACGAGTCCATTGCGGACTTCGCTGCCGCTTCCGCTTCATCAAAGTTCTGGATCAGGGCGTACAGTGCGTTACTGTTTCGCTTACCAGCGAGCAGTTCGCCAAGGCGCGCCTGCGTCACGTCGCTGAGATCATCCCAAACAGCGGCGATTTCCTTCATGATCTGGAATGTGCTCTTGAAATTTTTGTTGTCGACCATGATGTCGACCTTCTGCCCAGTCAGCGCAAGCACCTCGGAGCGCAGTTTGGATACAGAGGTCGCCATGCCGTCTGTTTCGATGCCAGCCGCAGCCGCTTCAGTCTTCGCGGCACGCAGATACATAGTCAGTGTCTTCAAAACCGTACCTGTCTGCTCTGTATTCTGAAGCACCGAGTTAATACCTGTTACCAGACCAATACTTTCTTCGATAGAGTTGCCAGCAGCTGCAAGTGAAGCAGCAGAGCGCTGAAGCGCCTCGCCAATCCCGCTTGAGGAGATGGAGAAATTGTTGCCTACCTCGTTGAACATATCAACGATTCTCGATGCATCGCTCGCTTCCTTACCGAAGCCCTTCATTGTCGAAATCAACTGCTCTGTCGCAACGGAGACGTCCGTAATCCCATCGCCGACGTTCTTATACATCAGTGCAGCTTTCGCAAGCTCAGATGCTTCACCAATACTGTAACCCAATCTGGCAAAGTCGGCCACGGAATTGATGGTGTCTGAGACCGTCGCGCCAACACCACTAGCAAGGTCTACCGCTTGTGCGAAGAATTTGCTATACTCGCTTGCTGTCAGGTCGGTCACCTTGCGGAGTTCGGTCATTGCGGCATCCAGTTCCTTGACATTCTCGACCATCTTCTTCAAGTTGGAGGTAATAAAAGAGAATGTCTTGGTTACAAAGCTCCACGTACCAAACTTTTTCCAGCCCTCAGTAAGCAACTGTGTGACGCCCTTGCCCTCAAGCCCGGCCTCTCGCATCGACATCTGTAGCTCACTAAAACGCTTCGTCGCCTCCTTAATGGAGTCCGAATTCAGACTACTTCCGGAAATCGACGCAAGCACCGACGTAAACTCATTGCCATACTTGGAGACGGACTTAGGGTTGTTGGCCATGTAGTTCGTAATGCGCTGAGTCAGAGCGGCGGCCTGTTTTTCAAGAGATAACAGTTCTCTCTGCTGCGCGGCGGATTGCGAGAACACATCTACTCGCTCACGAAGATTCTGAACATCCTCCCTTGTGATTGTAACACCGACTCGTTTTAGCGCATTGATCTTTGCGGTAATATCTGCGCTCTCGCTCAAGAGGCGGTTAACTTCTTCAGAATCCGTAACTCCGAATGCCTCCAGACCGTTTTTGCCCGCCGTTACCCTCTCCTGAAGAATCCCGAGCTGGGCTTCTCTAACCATCTGCTCGTAATTAGCCGCCACCGTATCATCCTGGTAGGTGCTGGCCTCCTTCATTGAGACAATCAGCTGATCATAAATCTCCTTGCGCTCTTTCAGGATGGCGTTCTTTTTAGAAGCGTCTGTAACTTTCTCGGCGTCCTTCTCGATCTCTCCAAGCTCCTTCATCGATGTAGAGAGCCTGCCATAGATTGTTTCCTGCTTCGCCAGTTCCGCTTCGGCCTTCTTCACGCCATCGAGCTGTTCTCGGAGCGAAACCACATTGCTAATCAAGCGATCAACGCTTGCACCGAAATCAGGCTGAAGTTTACCAGAAGACATCTGCCTTGCAAGATTTTCATACTCCTTCAGCAAAGTAGTTACGTTGTTCTGGATGGACGTCTTTGTGCTGGAGGTCCTTAAAAGATCGCTCTCATTGAAAATCGAATCAAGTCGCTTCTTTACCCCGTTTAGTCTCGATGTGGCTGAAACTGTCTCGTCCACTGCACTCTTGATTCTGTCCAACCCGGAAAGCTCTTCGTTTGCCTTCTGCATTACGGAAGAAGCTGCCTGCTCATATGCGCTGGTTTGCTGCCTCGCCCATTCGAGCTCCTGAGAGGAAAGGCTTACGCCCTTCTGCTTGAGCGCATTGATATCCGCAATGAGGACGCTCTGCCTCTGAAGCAGATCAGAATTATCCGCCGACAGGCTGGTGCTTGCGTCAGCTCCTAATTTCGAATAGACGCTTGAGACAGCAGCCTGCGCCTCGCGAATCCGCTGAACCACCGTATCCAACCCAAGCCGTCCAGAGCTGTTTTCAAACCCAGCGATCAAAGAAGCATTCTGATAGGTTGAGGTTTCCCTCATCGCGTTCCCAATCTTCTTGTAGAGCTGTTCCTGTTGAGAAAGGAGCTGATTGCGCTTCTGTTCATCCGAAACGCCCTGCATCTCCTTCCTCAGCCCCTCCAGCTCTTTCATTGCGGTAGAAAGCCTACCGATACTAGTCTCCTGACCCGCAACACTCGCTTCGGCCTTCTTCACGCCGTCGAGCTGTTCGCGAAGATTGATGGTAGACTGCACCAGATCGTCCAGCTCCGCCTTGTTTTGAGAAGTAAACTTGCCAGTCGCCATCAACGTAGAAAGCCGTTCCCATTCCTTTAGAAGATCAGACGCCCCCTGCGTAATGGATTCTTTGGCAGCATCCGTTCGAAGCCTGTCTCCACCGTTGAAAATTGAATTGAGCTGAGAACGAATGGCGCTCAGTCTGGAATAATCATTCGCCGTCGTTTCAACCGCCTTGTTTATCCTACTTATCTGATCGCTTTCCTGTTTTATGGCACTCGCTGTGTCCAGGACGTCCTGCACCAGCTGCTTCTGTGCGGCTCCCGTAGCCTTTGTTGCGTCCTCATAATCTCGCAGTGCGTCCTCGGCTTCTTTGACTCTCTGTGTGTCCAACTGATTACCGGATGCAACCAATGCGGAACTAAACGCCGAATTTGCTCTTCCGGCCGCCGCCGACAACCTACGTGCTTCTACAATGTCGCTATTGCGTCGGCCTCCACCGCCCGTGCCGACGCCACCCGAACCGCCTTTTCCCGTTCCTGCTGCGGGCGGTTTGATCGGCGGGACTGTGTACTGCGCGTTCTTTAATGCATCGTTTATTGCCTTCTGGATTTCAGAGGTCATCTTTTTAGTAGCCGATTTGCCGAGTTCGATATTATTGAGCTTAATCGGGTTATTCTTTGTCGCCGCATCTACGGCCGCCTGAATCTCCTTACGTAATGCTGCCAGCGCCTTCGCCGTCAATATTACGTGAAGTTCTAAATTTGCGGTATATGCCATCGTCCATCACCTTCCTTTTGCCTTCTTACATCCATTGCCGCACAAATTAAGGCGTGGAACGCATCCTGCCGCCTATGAAAAAATGGCGTCCAGTCCATCCTGGATCACCTTCGCGATTTCCGCGCTTTTATTCAACTCCTCCTGTGTATTCCGAATCGGATAACGCGGAAACCCACCAGCCCAAATGCCGTGCTTCTCTGCCTCTATAAGTTCCAGCAGCGAACCTTCTTGTCTTTCTTCAAACGTATATCCAGGCACCACGGCAGGGGCCGCCGGAGCCAGACTTGTTACGCCGATCGTAAATGGATCTATCATCATTGTCTCAATATTATTTTCCAGTAAGTGCCTCCTCTGATAGGTTTTGTGGTTTACCCATCCATCCCTGTGAGGGGTGTATGCACCGTAAACGTCATCCAAGATGTGTTTCCGCAAAATCTCCTTCATAATGGGTGCGACGTCTCTTTTCAGTATGCGCTCAACAGCTTTCTGGAGATCCGCGTCGTTATCGAATGAACGATTCGCCATAGTTGCCTACTTCCTGAATGGAACCAGATTGTCTGCCTTCTCCGGATGCTCATTCGTTTCCGAAAGCTTTGTCATATTGGAAATCGCATCCAATGTTTCCTGACTGTCCAGTTCAGAAAGCATTCTTGCGCCAGATTCCATTACTTCATCCATCTTCGTCATCAGGGCACGAACCTCCGACGCACACGCCGCCTCCATGCGTCCCTTAAAGAACTGAATTTTCCTATCAATCGCCCAGACTAGTATGTCGTACTGGTCATGATCGATACAGTCCAGTACACGATCGTATAGATTTGTAGAGTACACCAGATTCCATGCCTCGTCTGCCGTCTTCGGCTCCTTTACATTGCCCCAGCAGACAATCGTGTACAGCCGGGTCGCAAAGTCCTCCACTTCAGGGGTATATTCGCCGGTTTCTTCATTCGCCGCCATAGAATAAACATACGACACGAATTCCATAGCCTCTTTCATTGTTAGTCGATTCTTCACCTGAATCACAGGGAGGCCATCCCCCATACTCAGTTCTGTGCACGGAGCAGTTTCCACTTTGCCTGCTACTTCCGTCATGGAAACTCTCATATCCTTCTTCTCACTTCGCTTTGCCATAATTATCCCTTCCTTTCATTCAATAGGTAATTTCGATTTCTGTGCGCGGCCACGCGGGGTCTACCTTACACCGGAGGGCGATCGCCGTCACATGGCTACTGTCGTCCCCTGCAAGGAACCCACTCTCACATAGCCCGTCAATAATGAACTTCGGACAGGTGTTGTCTGGGTCATGTTTCCTGTTCGTGTTGTAGTACACGCAAAATGCCAACTCGCATTTTTCAATGCGCAGGTTAGAATAACCTTGTTTCTCGATAAACCACGCGATGAAATCCTTCCACCGCTGCTTGAGCGCGTTCATCATCGGGCGGCGCATCACCATCCACTGGTTGATTGATTCGTGCCACGGGTGCTGAATCGGCCGCTTGCTCGCGCGCTTATGAATTGAAAAGTAATGCCTGTCGTACTCCTGAAGTACGCTTTCATCGATTATCAACTGAATCTTGCGTTCCACTCATGCCTCCGTCTGTGAAAAAATAAGGAGGGAAAGCATAATGCCTTCCCTCCCGGTCTCATTCGCCGGGCTGCTGGGTATGTTGACCATTCGCCCTCTGCGCATTACGCGCCTGCGTAATGATCTTCAAGTACTGCTCTCCGCACTCCCGGCTGCATGCCACGTCCTGCCAACGAAAAGCGCCCGTCAGGTTCGGGGTATTGCAAGCCTCGTAAGTCTTGCCGCACACCCGACACTGCCTCTTTACCCTCGGCATAACGTCCTATCAGCCACCCACGGTAGCGTCGGCCTCGTTCACGCCGAACACAGTCCAGGTCCACAGGGAGGAGCCCAGACCGGAACCAGCGCAGCCAGAAGAGCCGGCCAGAGACTCGGCTTCAAACGCATGCACGGACTGGTCGCCGCCCAGCTGGAAGCTGAACTCACCGGAGAAGTCGGCCTTAGGCACATAGATCTGCACACGATACTGGTTGGCGCAAGCATCTTCACCAAGACCGTCGATGTACAGCGCAGCCTTGCCGGAATACTTGTCGGAGTCATTGGACAGCGTGTAGCCCTTGAGCTGGCGCTTGTAGCACACAATGATCTCGCTGCCGTCGTCGATCTCTTTCTCGTTGAAAGTCAGTTCCTTTGAGGCGGGATCATAGGCAAACTTACCGGCTGCAGCAGCCGCAGCCTGTTCCATTTTGTCGCCGCGAGTACCGTCGCTGTTCTTCTTATAAACGGCGGTGATTTCCTTGCCGGCAGTACCGATGGCCTTATAGCCGGTGGTCGCCTTGTTATCTTTTACAGTGATGTAATCAGTCCAGTCAACCGTCACGGCGTCCTTTTCGGTGAACTCGCCACCAGTCTGGATCTCCATCAGACCAGCAGAAATCAGGCCGTTGTTACCGGAGATGGTCACGGCTTTGTTCTTCTTCAGACTGTTCAGCTTGCGGCCGCCCTTACCGGTAATGTCCTGCTTCTCCTGAGTGTTGGCGATGGTCGCGTCCTGCAGCTCATCCAGGATAAACTTGAGGTCACCGGTAGTCAGGTCATACGCCTTGATCGTATCAAGGCTGGTCAGGGTAATATCAGGTACCTTGTTCATGTTTCTTCCTCCTATTTACGTGTCATAACCCAGGTCTTGTCTTCTTCCTTCATCTCGTCCATCTTGATCGTCCCCGCGAACGCGCCGATCATCATGTTGTCATAGCGGATCTTGTGGGCAATCTGATAGACACTTGAATAGAACTGATAGACAGTCAGTCCCTTCGTCTGCTCATAGTCGTATTTAAAATGGGGCGTATTGACCAGCGCAATAATATATGGATCTAAGGGGGATTCCTTCTCTTTATTCTTCCGGCGTTTCAATTTCTTCCGCGCGCGTTCTATCAGATACTTTCGCGCTTCTTCATTAGCCGGCTTGTGGATTTCCTTCTCCATATAATGGATCTTGCGAATAGCAGAGCACATCCTATCGTGTATACTCGCGTCGATCACCGCTCCAGTCTGCCCGTTGAGCAGAATCAGCTCACCGTTCTGCTCACTCTGCGCCGGGGCGAAGTCCGCCCATCTCAATTCCCCGAATAAAGGCGAGGCGTCCATTGCTGCAATCTGCGGAAGTAAGAGCATAAACAGCTCGAAATCATTGATCTTTGTAAAGTCAATTCCCGCATCATCCAGCTGAACCATTAAATCATATGGCGTGGCGACAAATGAGCAGACAAGGCTGAAGTAATCGTCCTCAGATTCTTTGATCTTTCCTATCGTGGGGATTTTCACGGACAAATGATCATTGATTGGAATTTCGGATGCGTACAGCAGACTGCCCACACGACTCACGTCCCCTTCTTACGATTTGTAGGGATGGGGCGATTCGCATATAGGCGATTGAAGTCCCTTGCCGTATAAGCCAGCGCGCGCCCCTGATAGTCAGAGATCGGGACGAATCGCGTTGCCGCGCGGAGATTCAGCTCACCCATGCTGTAGAACCGACTGCCATTAAGCATCTTGTCCAGCTCTTCACTGATCATGTCCAACAGGATTCCACCATCGGGCGCACGCAACAGGCTCTTGTGTGTGAACACCCAAATGTAGATTACAGGCGTATAAAACGTCTTGCTCTGCGCTTCCACAATGTCCACGTCAAAGCAAATGTACGTTCTGCCCTCATCGACTGTCTCCGGGACGAACTCAAACGGGAAAACCTGCGAGTACGGAAGCGCATGATTCGGAACGTCCGCCATCTTGTTGCCAGTAATCAACTGCACAAGTCGCTCATTGGAGCAGATCTCCTTCATCAGCGTGTTTTTGTAATCAAAGAACTCGCTCAGATTCACAGCCACACCTCCTTATCATCCAAAGGTCTGGCCTTTGATTCCTCCTGCGCCGCAGAGACAATCTGCGCAACCGTCTGCGCGCTGTCCACATGGTCGTTATCCGTCACCTGCTCAGGCTTCCAATTATTGTAATCAGCGATTCGCAGCGCCTTGTTGTCATCCGGCGTCACGAGCACCTCGCGCAGTATGAATCGGAACACGCCTTGCCCGTTATACACATTGTAGAGCTTGTTCGGTTTCGTGATCTGGAACGCTGATACGTCATCTGAATCCTCATCGTCGATCAAAAAACGTGTGCCCCGGCTCAGTTCTACAGTGTCTTCATCCTTCGCGACAGTCAGAGATAGACGGGAATCACCTACAGTCATGAGCTGTCGCTCATTTTCGCCGATCAGATACTTGGTTCCGTCTTCCACGATGCACCATTTTTCTTTCAGTTTCCCGTCCTTACCGATCCACTTCACCACATAGTTGCACTGCGTCATCTTTCCGCGATCATACATCTCATTGTCAGCATCCATCTCGGTGATTAGCCAGTGATTCTCAGCAAAGTGGACGAGGCCGCCATGCTTGAGATGCTCGCCAGGAATCGAACAAATACGCTTGACGTTCATATCCTCCGTGTGGGCAATGCCGACCATCTGAGGTACACCGTCAATCAGAACCTTCTTGCAAGCAGGCGAAGAAAGAATGCGCCTGCGGATCGATTCCATCGTGTTTCGCTTTATACTCTCCCTCTTGGATGTCCCAACCAGAGCCATTCTTTCCGAATACCGATCCCATGCGTTCATCCTCTTCGCCTCCTTTCATTCTGTTTTCCCATCTGCTTGAGTAACGAAATTGCCTTGAAGACTTCTGTCTTCACCGTGTGGACTGTGCAATCGTGCGAAATCAGATACTGCAGAATCGACAGCACCGTAATGTACTGCACGTCCGTCTGAAGCCTGACTGCCAACCCTTGGAGCCCAATAAGCTCCCTCTGGAGACTTCTCATGTACGCCGGAAGCGACGGTTCCTCGCTCTCTCTGAGCGGCAGAATCTTAAAAAACTGATTGATAAGAGCTTCGATCCGCTTATCAATCAGCTCGTCCGGTATGCAATTATTTTGAGAATTTGCCATTACATGTGCAGGCTGGTCAGGTCGCCATGACGGTACGAGTAGTTCCGAACCAGATTCACATAGTTCTTCTGAACTTTCTCGTATGTCTCAGACACGCGCTTGAGCAGTTCAGCCGGCGAGTAAGAAGACCAGTCCGTACCATTAAGCAAGTTCTCCAGATTCTCCTGCTTATAGACGTACGGCTTCATCCACTGCACCAGCATTCCCTCGCTCAGGATCTCGATGATTTCGTCCGCTTCAGAGTCCGTCATGCCCGCCCCGGTAAACAGTCGCTCTTCCCGACTATCTACCAATGTACTTTCCGAAAGTACCTCGGCCAGCATTGCCCTCGCCCTATGCAAGTACCCATCGACTATCTGCCCCCGATCTTCGGGAGTCATACGAAGGAAGTCGTACTCAGTGACTTTATTAAGGAAAGCGCTGATCACATCATCGTAAAAGATTGTCATATGCGCCTCCTATCGTTCAATCAGCTCGGTTCCCAGCGCCTTTTCCAGTGCGGTAATCGCCTTAATGGAGTCAAGTTCGCCGCTTTCGATTTTCTCCTTGGCGCGATATGCCAGACTCAGCTTCTGCCCAGATGAGAGAAGCGCGACCCGCGCAGTGATCTCTTCGGGCGACAGTGCAAACAGCTCATCGAATTCCTCGAAGTTCAGCGCGTTCTTGTAGCAGCGCTCGACGCCCAGCCAGGCGATCACTTCGGGATCATCAATCAGGAACCAGTTGTTCTCGAAAAATTCCTTGCTCGCATTGCGCGCACTCTTCAGCTCCTGAAGCTCGATGTCCTGCTCCGCGCCGAAACCATCCCATACATAACGCTCTCTGGTCGACCGACTCCTGTACACCAGCGTTCCCGCGAAACCGTTTCGCACCGTCACATACATATGCGGGTCAAGCGTCCGTTTCGCGCGATAGCTCTTCTTGGGCGCTTCGGCTTCGGGGGCGCTCATAGCGACATTCTCGATCGCATCTGTCTCCACGGCCTTCTTGGCAACTGTCTTTTTGACTGCCATTGTGTCCTTCCTTTCTTCCTCTGCGGAGCGGTTATTCGCCGCCCCGCTTCATCCACGCATCGATCAGGTCATCTTGTAACGGCCAATACCGCTGTTGCCAGCCAGGATCAGACCACTGCCCCAGCGCTCAGTGTACATGTACTCATAGGTCAGATCCGCGTTCTTCATCGGGTCACCCATGATCAGCAGGGGATTGCCCTCGCGCACAACCTTGATGGGCTTCTGATCACCAGCCACGATGGTCAGGGTCTTATTGTCATAAACGAAATCGGTAGTGCCAAGCTTGTGGCGCTGCGGAATCGCGACGCAGTTCACGCCGTTCCACTTCCCGTAGTACCCCATGTTGTACAGATCACTCTTGTACTCATCAGCCAGAGTGGTGGGCTGAATGGTGCGCAGGGCGGCCTTGGTGCCAATGATAGTCGCGGTCTTGCCGCCGGCAGCAGCTTCCACATGGGAAACCAGCTCCAGCAGGGCATCCTCGTCATAGGTACCAGCCACCGGGAAATACGCGGCGCCGCCGAAATCGGTCGCAGTGGCAGACGACCACAGAGCGTAAATCTCGTTGAGCAGCTTCTGGCGGAAGGCATCGCCCACCTTGGCAATCAGCTTATTGAAGTCCACCGCGCCGGACATCACACGATTCATTTCCTCGTAGATACGCGCGCCATACAGGCGAGTGGGGATCTGAGTCTGAGTGCTGCCACCCAGGCGCTGACGACGCAGCCCCTGAGTGCCCTCGGCAATCTCGTCCACCACGAACACCTGGTTGTCGTCTTCCACAGTAAAGAGCGGGGAATCGCCCTGCGCCACATTGCGGAACTCAACCTGGCTCATGAAAAAGTCGTCGTTCTGCAGACCATCCACCACAGTACGGCTCAGAATTTCCTCGACCAGGGAGAACAGGCCAACGCACTTGCCGTCGCGGATGTCCTTGTAGTTCATAATAGTCGAGCCATTGTTGGCCTCAACCATCGCGCTGCGGAGCAGCTCCATCGAATCGTTGACGGAGTACTTCGCGACGTTGCCGTGATACGCGTCCACGGCAACCTTCACCACATCCTTCATGTTTTCCATTGTCTATTTTCCTCCAATCCTCTCGTTCTCTTAGGCGACCTGAATCACATAGTAGGTATAGCGGCCGACCTTGTTAACATCGATCACCTTACCGACCTGGGTAGACTTGTCCGTGGCGGTCGCGACGACCTTGAGCTTGGTACCAGCGGCCAGCTCCACAAGATTGCCGACCACGGGAGTCGCAGCGGCGTCCAGCGCCTCAGCGGTCACAGAGAAAATATCGCGAGAGTGCAGCACGTAGCCGCGGCAATCACGATCCTTCTCGTTGATAAAGTCATCCAGATTCTTCTTGCGCTCGTCGTACATCACTTCGGGGGTCGCAATCAGAACAATGTCATTCAGCGCGTCAGTCGCAGCGACGTCAACGCCCTTCCACAGTTCACGCTCGCCCGCCATCAGAGCAGACAGTTTCACAACATGACCGTTTTCGATCGCGGTCGGGGTATTACCATCAGCGCCCATGTAGCGCACACTACGCAGATCGGCACGCACATCGGTGCCGGTCATCAGATCAGTCCTAACAACAGCGTAAGCCATTTCTATTTCCTCCATCTTCTATAAGTCAATAAATTGTTTACCAATTACCTGCCAATACCGTAACGCTTAAAGACGCCGCCATACGGCTCGTCCTCATTGCCCTTGGGTTCCTTCTCAACGGGCATGCGCACGACCGCCGAATTGTTGTTCAGCGAGAAGTTCATCGACGCACTGCGCCCGCGAATCGCGTAGCACTTCTCTTCAATGTCTTCCTTGCTCATCTCAGAGCAGCCAGATTTAAGCGCCTCGAACGCCTCATTGCCCGTCAGATCCGAGAACTGCGCAAAAACAGCGTCTGCCTGAGCCTGATGCTCTTCTGCCAGACGCTGTGTCTTGAATTCCCGAAGCTCTCTCAGTTCCTGCTTTTCAGCAGCAAACTCCGCTTCAACCTCGGCTCGGATAAACTCCTTTTCGTCAGAAAATACCCAAGGCTCCTCACCTTCGTCAAGATCGACGTATACGATCTTTTTCGGCTTCGGATGATCGAAATCGATTACCGGTCTATCACCTTCCATTGAATAGGTCATGCCGACGAAAGACCAGTCGCTGCCCCTTCTGCAGTAGACCTCGCCGAGCGAGGCATCGTAGTCCAGCATAAAATACTCCGCACGCATGCCGTAGGGGGTCTCGATCTGTCGCGAATTAACCGCGTTGGCCAAAGCCCGCGTAGTCTGCTCAGCCGTCAGGGAGAACTTCTCCTCTTCGACAGGCTCGGGTTCCGACTCTTCAGAAACAGAGTCCGTCACCGGCGGATTCTTCTTTTCCTTGATTTCGGCGAAACGGGCGCGGATCGTTTCTTCATCCATTCCTTCAATCTCGAAATCAATGTCGCTCTCCTCCAGCCCGTATTCCGCCATCATCTCAACAATGTTCAATGTTTCGTCTCCTCCTTTCTCTTCAAGTTTTATGTCAGCCGCCGGAGCGGACGTGACCTGTGTAAATTCCCGTTTGAAATCCTCCATCATCAGAGAATATTCCTGCCGGATCTCATCGAGCGAGAATTCGAGGCAGGCGTCAGGGAAGCAAGGGGCAACGCTCTCAAGAAGAGTGAAGGCAGTGAACTCGAATTCCTCAATATGAAACACCTTCTCTTCATCCGAAAAGCCTCTCTGAACACGAATCTCCATGGACTCGTCCGTCACCCCGTTTTTCTTGAGGTGCTCATAGGCTTCCTGTCGCTTCCAGATCAGCACCTCCGCGCAGAGATACTCCCGCTTTGTGCCGTCGTCCTCCTCAATTTCCTGCCAGTACCACTTGGCGCTCTCGGGAATTACGCCAACCGGATGTGTAATGTTCACGATTTTGACCGTATCGTGCTTCTCGTCCTTAACAAGCTTCACGTCGTGCCCACCCAGACTGTCGTCCTCCCGGTTATATCGACAAACAACCGGGCAGTTGTACATGGACGGGATCGCTGCCTCAAATGCTTCCTTACTGATGCTGGTTCGGTTGCGGTTGGTTCCGTGATAAGCAATCCGCATGACCGCCTTGTCAAATGACGAATTCTGTTCGCTCCAGTCCGTCAATGCCGACTGAAACTGGAGGCTTGTCCCCTCTGCGATCTTCACCGCCACCTTTCTATCATTTTTTCTAAAATGAGAGCGTGTCCGAAAAAATGCAGTCTTTATGAAGCGCGCCCAGCCCGAAACGCAATTCGGCGACCGAACCCGCTTTATTTGCAAAGACCCACATTCCGCTGTCCTGATCTTCATGAAGAAGATCATAGCCCGCTCTCAGCAGCCCGTCCCGGGCTTCCCGAGTCACCGCATAAATAAAACTGCCTTCGCTCATCTTCTCACTCCTGTTCTCTCGACTGCTCGCCGGAATCCGTCAGATCACCAGGATCGGACGTCGGTCTCCCCGGTTCACTCGACTCAGTCGTCTGCGTAGCGCTGCTCTGAAGAGGCTTATACCGCTCCACCAGGTTCAGCACATCGTTCTCCAGGAAGTTCATGCAGTCTGCTTCATCCTGCCCCATTCCCTGAGAGGCCGCGTAATAACTGATCATCGGCAGACCGTACTGGCATGCCTTCAAGTAGGCGTCGCCCATTTCTTTACGATTAAACGGGCTGCAGTCAAGGAATGTTACTTTGAAGTACTTGCCGTACCCTTTCCGGTGGATAAAACGATTAAGCATACATTCGATGCTCTTGACGATGCTGTACGTCATTGACTGATCGGCTTTAATGGAGAGGAGCAGGCTCGCAGCGGAGGCCTTCTCGTTGTTGAACAACAGGCTGGAAACGCCAGCGGCAGTATAAAGATCCTGTTCCGCTTCCGCAAGCGCATTCGTCTCGCCCGTGTGCGTCCGCTCAAAACTAATCTTTTCGATCGGCATAGGCGTCAGCACGCTGCCGATCTCTGGCGGCAGTACGCTGTCGAGGTTACCCCAGAAATCCTTGGCTGTCTGAAAGGGCATCACGTAGTTGCCGTCTTCATCCATTCCCAGGTGCATGACCAGCATGGCATAGTTTTCAAGCGCCGTCCGCGACATCTTGAGCTGCTTGTAGTCCTCGATGTCGTAGACCTCCCGAAGGATTCCCGCAAACGGCGGGATGGCGTAACTGAGGATGTCTTTGTTGGCCTTGATTGCGAACGACGTCGGCGCGTCTAGTTCCTGCCACCGCATGCCCGTACGATTCTTTTTGTATAACTCGTACTTCGCCGAGAACTCCTGGGGGTAGAGCGGCAGATTCGCCGCATTCGAGTCGAAATAGGAAAAGTCAAACGAAACATTGAGCACATTGTCTTCAACTACCGCAATTGCACAGTAGTCAGACGGCAGCTGCTGGATCAGCACGCTGTCCGTCGTCTCCCAGATTGTTCCATAGAACACATCCTCTCGAAGACAAACGGTCAGCACCTTCTCGAACTGGTTTTTGATGTCCATATTAGACAGTAGGTTAAGCACGCGCTTATAGTTACGCTTGACAGTCGCCGGCTTGGCTGTCCCCGTATCGATTCCCTTCGGCGAAACGACATAAGAAAGATCAGACAGTGATGTAAAGTACTGGATAAGACGTCTGAAGTGCGCGCTGGCGCCATACATATAGATGACAGCCTGACGCAGCTTCTGTTCGTTTGTCGCAGGATTCTTTAGGAATTCCGAAATGTCGGACTTCGAATACAAATAAAACGACTGCTGACTCGTATTGTTATTGAGATCGCGCAAAATCATGCGGTTGATCACGCTGAAGCGCTCCGGAACACGTATGACAACGTTATCTGTACTGGCTGGTTTTCTGTTTTCACTTTCCTCCAAACTCTCACCTCCTCTCTATTTGATTTTCGGCGCTCTGAAAATGAAAGATTCTTTGACCTCGTCCCCTCTTCGCTCCGCACGTGAGAGGTTCTTCTCCAGTTCCGTTGCTACATAGAAATTGTAGGACAGGCTGGAATATCTGTCTTTGCGGGCTGACCGCTTCTCTGTCAGTTTTACTAGACCGCCGCTCTCATCATGATCGAGTCCGATCATTTCACTGACCAGCAGTGTCGTGTTGACATATGGCAATAGCAGCACTGCCTTGTCTTCCGGAGAAAACGACGCATAGCCCTTGATCTCCTTCAGTTTTTCTTCCGCGTCAAACTCGTTTTCGAGCAGGCGAATTCGCCCTGCACGGAAACCTTCTCTGAGCAGCAGCGCGCAGTCACTGTTGAACTTTGCGCCCGCTGTAATTCCCCAGATCGCTTTCTTCGCGTCTCTGCTCGTACATCGCGCCGCAAGGTCTGCATTGTTGCAGCAGGTCAGCGGCGGATAGCCGTTATGTTTAGACCCAAAGCTAAACTGCCTGCTTCGTCGCGCCCTCGTTCGCCCTCTGGCTACTTGAGTTAGTATAGCGCTCCACAGGATCCAAGGGCGTAACGACGCCCCTCGGCTGAGATCCGTGTTTGTGGGTCTCATACCGCATCAGATTGATTGCCGCGTTGTAATCTCGATCAAACTCCGCACCGCACTCACTACAGCGGAATACCCGGTCGCTCAGTTTCAGATCACGCTTATACGCTCCGCAACAGGAACATGTCCTGCTGCTGGGATAGAAGCGGTCTGCCTGAACGAACTCAATACCGTTCCATTCGCACTTGTATTTCATCTGTCGGATGAATTCATAGAAGCATTGTTCCTGAATTGCCTTCGACAGATGACGATTCCTCATCATGCCCTGCACGTTCAGGTCTTCCATGACGACTTTCTTGGGGTGCATGGAGACCAGTGTGTGCGTGGTCTGATGAATGTAATCCTTCTGTGCGTTTGCGATGTGGTAATAAAGCAGCTTGATCTTTTCCTTGTCCTTCCGAATGTTCTGCGTCTCGGCATAGGAACCGTTCGTCCGGTACTTCCGGGCGAGGCGGCGCTGATAGTGCCTGAGCTTGCGACGGGACTCTCGCGCCCGTCGGCTCTTGTTCCTATTGCCGAATATATAACACTCGTTATTAAAGGAAACGACGGCCATTTCCTTGACCCCAAGGTCGATTCCCATCGGCTCATTCGTCAGTATGGGTGCTTGGGTTTTGCATTCCATGCCGAGGGTAAGCAGCCATTTGCCGTTCGCCGTATAGGAGATGCGGGGATTGGTGAATTTCTGCTTGTTGCCGTAGGGGAGGTCGTAGTTGGTTTTATATGCTACCTTGCCGATGACGGGAATGGTAACGACGTGTTCGGAGAACCAGACCTTACCGACGCTGTCAGCTAAGGGGAACGACGGCTTCGCCTTCTTCCGACTCTTGAAGTTGGGAAAACCATGTCGTTTCTTAAAGAAGTCGTCGTACGCTCTCGCGAGATCAGCACAGCTGCGTTGAAGCATGGGGTTTGAAACCTCGTAGAGCCACGAAAGCTCTTCCGTCTTCTTTAATTCCGTCAGCAGATAGTTCATGCCGAACGCGCTAAGATGCTTCTCGCCGTTCTCATATCGTTTGATCTGCAATGCAAGCATATAATTCCAAATGAAGCGGGAGGCTCCGACGTGACGCCAGAGCTTCTGCTCCTGATCCTTGGTAGGAAATAATCTGATGATCTTGGATTTTATCACTTTGTTCACCTCCTTTGCTCGAAGGTGACGGCTCGCTAGGCCGGTCTTCCGATTACTCGGACTCACACTTTCATGTGAGCGCAGACTATATCTTGTCCATACCGCTTTCGCGGGTTAGGCTCCTCCACTTCGGACGCCAATCGCTTGCGCCCTACTCCCATAAGGGATAGTCGTTGAACCTTCTCCTGTTCGGAGCTTGGCTGCTGATTACCAATTGTCGGCTTTTAGGATTTAACCTTGAGCCATCCCATAACTTCTTTCTACTTTCGTGACCATCACGCTTGAGCTTGTTTCATCTCTACGTTGTGGTATATGGGCTTTACGGTGTTCCAGCATTTCAAAGGATTAATTATTCCACACGTTTCCGTGTGGCTGCGCTGATTGTAATACTCGACTGGCTTATGGCCAGAACGACGGGGTGACCCCGTGACCCCGGTCTATCGAGTGATCAACGCCTTTCTCAGTGTTGCGGCCAAACTCTCCGTCCGCAGTGCCGCAGGTGTATCCAAGCGCATTCAGCGCTTCCTGGAGCTCCTTCACGTCGTCGCCCTTCATGCCGTTCTTCAGGATGCGCGAGCCAAGCGTGTATGCAGGCTGCGTCGGCTGCACCTCCGGCTGTTTCACATCTTCGGCGGGAGCGGTCTGTCCGCCGCGCGTATCATAACTGATGATGTTGTCCGGAAGATACGCCCAGTTGCGCCAACCACGCCCTTCGACCTTCGTCTTCCGCACTCCATAATTGAAACCCATCGCCTCAATGGCGTAACCTCCGCCGACATACACGCCTACATGCCCTTCCTTAAAAAGAAGGATTCCCGGTACGTCTGGCAGATTACTCATCACACCCCACTGGCATCGCTGGCTCTTGCACCAGGAAAGCGTCCCATTTGCACTGCGATCGGGCAACCCATTACTCTGATACTTGGTATCAATATGGCCATTACCGGCGATGTAATCCCGGATCGACTGTCCGCCATTTGTCCAGAAATAGGCCTTCACAAGGCCGATACAGTCGCAGCATACCTGCTTTTCTTTAATTGCCTTGCGATATTTGCTCATCCGCGAAGCACCGTAGTGCACCGGATACTGCTTCGCCTTTCTCTGGAGAAGACCTTCTGTACACTCGTAGCCGCACGTGCCGTACCAGTAAGGACGGCCAAGCATGAATTCGCAGAACTTGACCAGTTCACTTGCCGTCAACATGACTCAACCCTCCGTCTTCTGTGCGTCATCAGCTGTTTCGGACTCTTCTTCGAACACGTCGCCGATCTTGCCCATCGCCAGATCCAGATCCTTCACTGCGCTCTCGATCATCGCGCTGATCTCAGGTGTGATTTCTACACCCGCGTTCGCGAGCATACGCTCGACATACGCCTTCTTCGCCTCGCCATTCGGAATCATGCCGCTCTCATAGAGCTTCTCCGCCGCCTGGACGAACTTGACGCACAGCGAGTAGAGCCGCTTTTCCTTCAGGTACGGCACAACCGTGCCTTTCAGCCAGGGCACGATCACTGCACTGACCAGTACACTGATCAGCGCAACAAGTACCTTGAGTACCGCCGAGCTAAGCTCATTCACCATTTCAGGAGTCACATGTATCACCTTCTTTTAAAAATTGTCAGGGCGTACTATCCCTTCCATTATATCTGAATTCTACACCACCTCACTTTCCCCGTATTTTTACGGGGAAAGTGCCATGTTCTATTTGTCCATTTTTTTTACGCAGTCAAATGTGCCTTCGAGTTTTCTTCGTTTTTCTTTGCCCGGCGTATCTCGTCCGAACATGCCTTGCAGTATTTCTGAGCGTTGCTGCTCTTGCGTACAACCGTACCGCAGCCCTGGCAGGCAATGAATGGCTCGCCCTCGTACAGCATGTACTGGTTCCCGAGATTCTTAAAAGACGTCACTTCCATCACAGCCTCGTCTTCTTCAGCCATCACCTGCACCTTCAGGTTCAAATTGTCAATCACCTTGCTGTACCCAATGTATCCATCTTGCCAGAGAGAACGGATGAGCGCCTGCCCTCGCTCCCTGCCGAGCGTCACATTCGCACGGCTGAACAGATTGCTTGATTCTACGTTCACCCAATCGCTCGCGTTCCCCCTCGCGTAATTCTGGATTCTGCAAAGACAAATCAATGTGAAGAGGATACGACGTCCCTGGATGCTCTCTACTCGGCGGACAGCAGCCATCTCCGCTTTGGTCACCTTGATACTGTCCAATTCAATAATCGCTCTCCCTTTGGAGGAAGCCACGCATTTCTCAATCAGTGCTCTCCATGCCGCGAGACTCTCTCTGGGACTGCATCGGATAACAAATTCCTCCAGTTTCCGCTCGATTTCCTTCGTCTTATAGCCATCTATGTGCAGTACTTTAGCAATCCGATAAATCGATTCTCCCTTCAACAGTTCCGGAGCCGGATTCTTCATCACCTGTTCCGCCCATGCCCTCTCGTTCAAAATGATCTCTGACAATCGGATCACTCCTTTTCTCTCTCATCGAAAATCGCTGCTCTCTGTACTCAATCTCGCCGTTCGGATCAGCCTCCGGGTATGAGAATAGCCGCTCATGCTTCTCCAGCAGATTCTCAAGGATTTGTCCTGCCCCGATGCTCCAGGCGAAAGCCTTCGACGCTTCCTTCTTATAGCACAGGTCGATCATGATCTCGCAGAGCTGACGCTCATTTGTACAGACCAGCGATGCCTTCCGAAGGAACTCGCTCTTCAATTCCTCTCTGGCCTCGGCCATTTCGCGGCTCTTTACTCTTTCGCGAGAACCCTTCGCCGTCAAATCCTGAAGATCCCTCATGTACTCATCTCTCAGCTTGTCAATCTTGTAATAAAGGGCGGCTGAGTACTCCATCCCGCTCTTCAGCACACTCGGGTCAAACTCCACTTCGTCAAGCCGCAGCGCCTTTATCCCGTCGAACTCCTCTTCAAACCGCCTGCAGATTCGATTCATCACGCAGGCGCCTGTGCCGACAGGCACTTTCATCGCATAGAACCGGAGAAAATCCGCCTGCTCTTCCGTCAGCTCATCCTCAGGAATATGCTGAAGCTCTTCGATTGTCAAGCCGAATTGCCTTAAACTCTTGATCGCCGTGTTCTTTACATAGGTCATGTAATCCCTGTTGATCTGCGGGTAAACATATTTCATAAAGTACGGCTTCCTGTCCGCCAGAATCCGGCGATTCAGGTTGTGCTTCGCGATGTCTTCCTCCGTTGGATTGTCGGGGAGCTTGTTTGCGTGGTAGTCATACCACCAACGCGGCATGGGTTTGCATTGTATTCCCTTGATCTTATCTATTGCGTTCTGTTGAGCTTGCTGCCCGCATCTGATTCTATAGGCCAGCACCTTATACTCTTCAGACTCTTTGTCAAACCGCGCCTGCACTTCGTACATGCTTGTCACGTAATTGGTGATTCGTCCAATATCATCGCCAAACCCGGCGATATTGGACTGAACCAGATCGTCCTCCGTGACCACTTTCTTTTCGCCAGAGCGCTGAGCACAGAAGATTGTAGGCTCGTTGCGGATGTTATTCACAAGTACCTTATTATCCGTCAGCATCACGAGATCTCCGTCTTTCTTTACTACCCTCGGTCGCCCGATATTTATAAGGGGAATAGACTATCTCATTACCTCTCATATCGAGGTACGGGGCACTTCCTCCGCAGGATTTGCACCCGCGGAGTACCGGCTTCATCGCCATGCGCTTACACGTTTAGGCGGTCTGTCGTAGTCGTTACACCTTCAAGGGTGTTTCCACCCGAGCTTGGCACGGTGTCGTCTGCAACGTCGGCAGATTTTCACCGTTAGCAGCCTAAACCACACCCTGCATTTGCAGGTTCACCCCGTTTGCTTCACCCGTCGCCGAATGAAGGGACTAAACGTCAATCCATACCGTTAAGCCTCGCACATGCTGAATCCCACGCATTAAACAACGTACACGTCGTCATGTACTGGTACCAGTGCTGCATCTCCTCCGTCGCGACCGGCCGCACCTTCGCGATATTCTCATGAGTGGACATCGGCGCGCGAAAACAGGCCAGCTCACTCGCCCCGCAGTCAGACCAGTATTTGCTGTAAATCTCCCCTTTCTTCAACAGCCCCGTCACAGGCAGAGAGAACATGCTCTGGCAAAGCGCATACGGATCACCGCAGACAATCGAGTAGTTGCCATGCACGCTCAGCACGCCGATCTTCGCGTCCTCAATCCGCCCTTTAATCATGTGATAGATGCTCTTGCGAACGTAGGAGTCGTCAAACACCTTCGGCTCTACCATCAGCGCCGACGCCACGCCGAACTCGCTGCTCACGTCAGCGTTCTCATCCGTCATGCCAACGCCCCTTAAAAAAAGAATGGCCTTCCGGTAGTCACCGGAAAGCACATCCTTGATTTCATTGATTGTAGGCCGGATCAATTCGTCGATCTGGTCGTCGTCGAGATCAAACGACTGAATGAACTGGTAATTGGTGCCCCGCCTGTCCTCCAATTTCCTGGGACACATCTTGGGAATGCCAAACTGGTAGTGATTCTCCTTGCACCGCTCTAGATACTCCTCCATGCTCTTGTAGCATTTCCAGAGCTTGACCTGGCTCGTCGTGAGCACCAGCTCGTAATCCCGAATGTCTCGCGTCACTCCCCACGCGTCCTTTACTTCAAACGAATGAGCAACCTTGTCCGCGAACTCCACGAAGTCAAACGTGAAAACCATTCCCTTTTCGAACGAGTACCGTGTGTTCGCGCCGCTCATCACATAATCAAGCCCCAGCTCTTCCGACCACCTTTTTGCCAGAGAAGGAAGCATCAGCCCGTACCCGTCCGATTCGTCAAGCGCAACCGGGAAGTTCTTCACGAACTTCATATTCGGCTCGTCGCCCTCATCATCATTGAGCACGATCACATCCTCATTGAACAATGTCTCACAGTCCTTTACCAGTAAGATGCCATGAGGATCGGAAACTGGCATCGAACCACTGCATGTAAGCGCCCTGTACGCCTCCAGTTTCGCCGGTATCCAGGGTACGCTCTGGTCTCTGCCGTTGTCAATCCGCGCCCTCAGCGTCCCCGCAAGCGCCTCATTGACGAACACGATCGTGCTGTTCTTCACTCCACCGGCCGTACCGACAAGCCGAACGTAACGCATTCCATTCACCTTAAATCCCTTGCAGGCTCTGAGCAGATGCTTGTTTTTGTCTATGACCAGATGAAGGTAATCCGGCACGAGCTGCACCCTGTCGAGTTCTTCGTAGAGCGCCTTCAGCCGTCGAGCGCACGCGGCCGAGTGAGGCAGTTTGCGAATCCTCCGTATCTCCTGGCGAATCCGCGCGATCTCTTCTCCGGGATCCTTTCGCCCGGTCAGTTCATCAATCCAGCGGAGCATCTGACTGTCACCGATTGAGATGATCTCTTCGTTTCTGCGCGCCTCGCTAAGAGGAAGCGTCAAATCCCATTTAGACCGTACCAGACGGTCTGTGTGAATCTTGAAGATGTACTTTTGAGTGATATGTCCGCTCATACCTCCGCCCCCTTCTCCAGTTCAGCAACGCTCACATACGCCGTCTTGTCTGTCCTTCTCGCATACTTACTCCACTCGCGGGTATAAAAAAAGCGGCGCTCCTCAATCAGGAGCTCCGCTTCGTAGTCCGAGTGTTCGTTGATCGGCGTGTAGTCCTCACATCCATGCGTCTCGCCACAGTCGTTTTGCCAGTAGCACCCCTTGCAGCTTGTCCTCACTGTCCCTCACTACTCCTTTCGACAGACGGCAATGCCGCCACTCCGTTCTCCTTGAACTCACGATACTGCGCCTCAACTGAGGCAATCCACCCCGTGAGCAGATCACGCATTCGCTTACTGGGGATATAGATCCAGATCTCCTCCCCATTGCGAATCGCCGATCGCCAGATCCATTGGATCATCGTGGAGAGCGCATAGCCGTCCTCGTTCACGCTGACGCCGTGCTTTGCGAAAAACCTGCGCTCGTCTGGGTTGACAAAGATATTTACACAGTAGGCGAGCACGCGGCAGTGGCCGTACTCATTCGTCGCACGGGCATTGAACGCGAGATTACTGTTGTAAAAGCCCTTCTTGCGAATCTGAGCCACATATCCATTGAACACGCTCCACAGACGGAACTTTGCAGGCACACTCGAATTGTAATGCATAAAATAGTTTTGAACATTCCTGCTCAAGAGATCGACGTCCTTTTTATCTTTCTCAAACCACGAGCAGGACAGCGCCGTTCTCTTGTCCCCGATCCGGTTTATCTTCTCATTGTCAAAGATGTGAATCTTCTCCGACAGGTTCTCGCAATAGGCCGGGATATACGCACCGCTTTCGCAAAACTCGTACTCCCCGTTCTCGTTGCGGACCACGCCCACATAGGAGAACTCCAACCCCTTCATCTGCATGTAGTATGCCATCGTCTGCGCGGAGAACTGATAGGTCAACACAAACACCTCATCAAACGCGCGAAGGATGACGTCCGACATCACCCAATAACCCGTAGCACCTCCCTTCTCAACCTGATCCAGACTACCATTCTTCAGCAAGGTGTAAAGGTTGTCCAGGTAGACTCCGTCGTACTCGATTCCGTTGCTTAGCACAAGACTCTTTCCATCGTCGTCAACCCACTCCAACTTGTGGAGTACGTCCCAATCGCACTGAAATACATCCACTTCCTTAAACAACCCGAGCATCTCATCAACAATCAGTGTGTAGTGGCCAGAACGAATCAGATCGATGAACTCAGGTCCGAAGCGAACGAACATCGCGTGCGTCGTAGCGATATTCCTGGCGGCGCTGAGAAGATCATGTACGCCGTTGTACTTGCTCACACGCCGCTGCTTATACACCCTGTCCGGCTCTTCAAACTGGAGCGAGGGGCACGCCTTCATAATGCGCTCCGCTTCCTTGAGAAAGGGGGTGATGTAGATGTAGTGCTTTTCCGGATGATCGTTCATATACTTGATTACGGCGCTGCTCTTGCCAGAGCCCATGATCGAATCACACACTTTAATAGCCATTTTGCTTCTATCCTCCATATCCATATATAGTATTGCCGTCTCATTCTTGCGGATCAACCCTCAACTACCCCAGGTTTCAAAATTTTTCTGATAGGGGCTGAAAATCCCGTATTTCTCGGCACTTTTTGAAAGCCGGTCTCATATAAACATAATCTAAGATTTAGGGAAGTATTAGGAGTATCGCGGGGTTGTTGGTACTCCTATTTTTGGAACGCCACGCAGCGCTGTCGCGCAAAGGAAATTAGCGTGGCGTTTTTGAACTCGCCCTGCATCGTTGAGGTCGTCGGCTCAGGGATTCGCCTCCTCCGCTTTAACTGATCGGCTCCTGTCTGAGGGAAACCCTTCCCCTATGTCCAGGGCGAAACCTTAGTATTACCCTTAGCGAAACGAGACCCCCGCTTGATTGCTTCGTTTTCTAAAAGCTCGCGCTTCGCTCTATCCTCTCGCTTCACCCGATCCCCTCTCTCCGTTCCCTCCACCTGCCTTGCTCAACGCTCAGCGCTCGCTGTCGTGATCTGACTCCGCTCCGTTGCTTCCTGACCATTCAATATATTTTTATTTGTTTTGTTCAATATATTTTTAATTATGGCCAGAAACGAAGAAGATACAGGGTGTTTATCCTTGTTTCGTAATGTTATTCATCATACGAATGCGAAGGAGAACCCTGCGTAGGCCAACGTAACGTTTCTATCCAGAGCATACGATTGTTGTGGGGTGTATATAAGGGGTATTCGAAAGGATAAACCTTTTCCATGGGTTGTTCTTTATTTCAAACATTTCCCAGATTCTCCATCATTGAGTCTCTGGTCATTTAATCAAATTAAGGTACTGGGCGTTATCCATGGAGTGCTAACAGGCAGTACGCAGTGCGTATCCTTGTTCCCAGCCTCTCCAGCAAAACACTATTCAGTTTTCAAATCAACTTACTGATTTACGGCTTTTGTAATGGGATCTGGATTCCGATTCAGACTGCTTCCGTGATGGTACTGAAGTTCTGGTACATCTTCTTACTGCCCAGATTCAGGTGAAGATAGGCGTCTTCGATCTCCTCCGAAGTGATTCCGATGTAATCGAGGGTCTGCATTGAGGTGGAATGGCCGAAGATCTTCTGAAGCAGCAGGAGCTTACGAGGATCGTTTCCGCTCATCAGCATCTGGTGATAACCGAAGGTCTTTCTCAGAGAGTGACTGGAGAAACGGATGTCCAGGGAGAGATCCTTCTTGATTCCATCCAGGATGTTCTCTACCGCTTTCCTGGTCAATGGAGTCCCGAAGTTCTTCCCGTTGTTGCTCTCGCTCACGAACAGGTAGTCATTCAATCTCTTCTGGTTGTGTCTGAGATAGAGGGTTACTGCGTCGATGACCGCTTCGTTGATCGTTACGTATCGGTTCTTCTTGACCTTCCGGGTATTACTGGTCTTTTTCTCCAGAATCGGGAAGGACTTCTTGAACCGGAAGTCTTCATCAATCAGATGAGCGAATGTCAACCTCTGGAGATCGCTTAGTCTCAGTCCAAGGTTGATTCCGACGATGAAGAGCATGTTGTCTCTGTAGCGTTCCTTCGAGATCAGATACTCAGAGATCCTTTCGATGTCCTCCACTTTCTTGATCGGTTCGGCTGCATGCTCTTTGATTGCCAGCTCTTCGACAGGAGCTTCCGCTGGAAGGATCATCCCTTCCCTAAGCTGACGCTTGTCTTCTTCGTGACTGGCCAATACTTTGTCCAGGTCGATGACCTGGCCTCCTCTTGTGAATTGGATTACCTCTCCCATATCGGGCACCTCCTTCAATCAACCTTCCTGACATACTAAATTATACCACAGACATGTATAAAAGGCAAGCGTTTATGCACCTGTTTTCCTTATTCTTTACATTCGCACTCGCCAGGTTCATTCACTTTGTCTTTACTTTTCGAGTGTGCCAGGAGAAACATCAGAACATGTATATTTCGTCCTGGCAATCGGGGTAAATGAACAAGTCAAAATTATTTTCCATCGAATGTGTGTTATATTTTTCTCATTTCTGCATAGCTCGTCGAGCTGCCTGGAGTGATGGCAAAACAACTTTTGAATTCATCGTCCTGGTCAAAAATTAGTTTGGCATGCAGGTGGATTGTAACGGATCGAGGAAGGGGGAAGAAGGCGATATTTGGAGAAAGTGTGCAGAGTTTTGTGTGATAACTCGTGCAGACCGTCGCAGCGCTACGACCTGGCGCATGGAAATATACCCCCACTACGCAATGCGCGATTATGTGTAATAGGGCAGGTATGCAATGGAAGCAGGTATAACATATATGAATATATCGCATAGTACTATGCAGAAATTGCATGCCTTGAAATTGAAACATAATTTCATGTGCAACACGTGTTTTGTAACATTTTTCCACCACACACCCCATCCCATCATTTCCCCCACCCAGCTAAAATTAATCGCAAATTAACTCAAAACAGTGTACGCAATGGGGCGCTGCGTATTGCATAATTAACGCAATCGTGCTATGATATGGGCATGAACAAATAGCGAGGGAGGAAAAACACCATGGAAAACATCACCTGTAGACTAATGGGAAGCGAGCGCATCACGTCTAATTGCCGACGCATCATCACCATCGAGTGCGAGGACAAAACCCTCAGCACCATCACACTGGACAATGCGACGCTGCAGGCCGCGCACACTGCAGGCATCGCGGCGCTGCACGACGCGCCGACTGGCACGCGCTATCACTGCTATATCGATATCTGCGGAGACGCAGACGGCTATCTGCTGATGCAGGCAGGCGTTGAAATTGCCGCCGCAGTGATTGCCTACGCTAACCGCAAGGGCATCACGCGCACGGATGATAGCCTACTGGCGCGCCTGATTAAGTGCGCATATCTGCCCTATCAGTACTGCGACGAGGTAGACAATCTGCGTCAGGCCGCTATCGAGGGATTAATCGCAGCTGACCGTTCCGGTGACGACATCGCTGCCGTGTATCGCGCTGGCTATCGCCATGTGTGCGCCACTCTCGAGGATAAGGGGGTACTTGGGCGCGTGCGCATGCCCAATCAGGACAGCATAGAGCGCATGCAAGCGCTTGGCCGTGATGCGCTGATGCTGCCCACTGGCCAGATCGTATATGTGGGTGCAGATACGCCAATTGGCATGCCTTGCGGACTAGACGCGAGATATGCCGACGATACATACATGCGCGATATTCGCGCGGCGTGCGATTGGGCATACAATGCTCTCTCCCGAGGCGAGCAAGCTAGCGCGCGCAATGTAGCCGCCGGGCGCACGCCCAGCAGAATAGCTCTAGTGCAATCTAGTGATAAGGATGATTATAAGCGCATCCAGCACAATAATAAGATTGCTAACATGCGCATGCGCAATCACGGCGCGCAGCTTGCCACAACAGCCGCCGCCCAGCGCTACGCCTGCCTGCGCAAGCGGCCCGAGCCTGTACAGCCTACCGCCGCCGAGATCGCCGCCCAGCAAGCGGCGCGCACGGCGCAAGAGATTGCCGAGCGTGCACGTGCGCGCGAGCAATGCGCATGGATATTCGCCTAGTCTCCTCTCTCTCTGGCCATATTCGCCGCCCAATTAGGACGGCGTTTTTTTTATCTGCGCGGCCTGCGGCCTGCTTCCATCGGCGCGCACAGCGCCGTCACGATCTGCCCTGCGCGGCCTGCGGCCTGCT